TGGGGTCGCCAGTAATCCGGGTCGCTCCATTCCTGAATGTGATAGGGACCAAACCCAAAGCTCGCCATATACCATGCCTGAATGGTACGACTATGTGTTCCCACGCGGACGATCCGCTTTTGTCCCAGGTATTCAGAAAGTAATCGGTGATGCCGCTTATCCCCGGCGGTATAGGCCATCTCCGCGTCGAAGAAATAGAACCGTTCCGCCAGCGCAATAAAATCATCCGACACAATCCAGCCAGTAAGCCAACGCAGATCGCGCCCCTGCTGTTTCCAGGCTCGCGCGGTGTCCATGCTGATCACAGGCGGGCGTTCAATTAGCCAGGGGGTGTACGTGCCGTCATACGTTACAATCGCCGCGTCAATACCGTGCTGGTTTAGCAGCTTCACCCATAGCGCCATGAGCTTGATGCCGCCATTGGCGGCTCCCCAGCCGCGATACCGTGCATTTTCGACACAGGAGAACAGCACGCTAGGCATAGAGCAACTCCCCATACTCGCGCCAGATGCCATCTTGCACCATGACGGGCAATTGCGTAAAGTCACCACGCCGGTCGTGCAACGTGCGTGGCTTCACAGTCAGGCCGGCGAACTCGCTCACGCGGTCGTATGTCTCGGCAGCATCACGCAGCCAGTCATCATAATGAACAAACAGTACGTTGTTGGCACGCTCCCAGGTAGACAAATTACGCTTAAATCCCAGCTTGTCACCCTGCACCAAATACAACCAGGCGTCTGCTTTGGATGCCTGACTGAGCGCGGTAAACACATCGACGTGATGGGCACTCACTTCCAGGTGACGCAAATGCGGCACCAAATGTCCATCCATGCCCAAGTACATGCTGTGAATAATGTCCCCAATATGTCCCCAGCAAAACACGGCGCGATAGTCGTCGTCCGGTTCATCATAAAACGGTGCATGGGTTTTCACGACGCGCTGCCGGGACAAATCCCACGCTTGCACGTACACCCAGTTGGGCGCGCCGCTCGCCTTGTGCAACTGGTGTGCCATGACACTGCTGCCACAACGTCCAATAGACGGAACGATAAAGCGCATCAGGCACCTGTCCTCACTGCCCGCACTTGTTGCGCAATCCAGGCATATGTATGGGAGATACCGTCCTCTAGGCAGGTCTGCGGTTCCCACTCAAGCACCGTGCGGCATAGGCTGTTATCGCTGTTGCGCCCACGCACGCCTTGCGGCCTGCTCAGGTCGTGCCGTTTGTCAACCGATACGCCTGCTACGTGGCCGATCATGTCTACCAGTTCGTTAATACTCACCATACGGTCGCTGCCAATATTGAGCGGCTCGCCATAGTCCGAGTGCATCAGCCGGTAGATACCTTCAACACAGTCGTCAATATAGCAGAACGAGCGAGTTTGTTCGCCGTCGCCCCACACGTCAATTGCAGGGGCATCCCGATCAGACACCTCGGCGACCTTGCGGCACAGCGCCGCCGGAGCCTTTTCACGTCCTCCCGTCCAGGTCCCCAATGGGCCATAGATATTGTGAAACCGGGCGATCCGCGTGGTCATGCCATAATCACGGGCGTAGGCTTGCACTAGGCGTTCCGCAAACAGCTTTTCCCACCCATACTCCGTATCAGGCGCGGCAGGATAGGCGTCCGCCTCTTGCAGCCCCGCCACGTCTTCAGACAGTTGCAGGTGTTCAGGGTAGACACACGCGCTGCTGGTAAACAGGTAGCGCTCCGCCCCGGCCTGACGTGCCAGCGAGATAGTATTGATGTTAATCATGGCGTTGCTGGCTAAAATATCAGCATCGTGAAAGGCAATGTATCCCATGCCCCCCATATCAGCGGCCAGCGCATAGACTTCATCAAAGCGCATGGACTGGCCTTTTTGCGTTACATTGACAAACGCTAGCGCTGCTTGTCCTGGTACGCGCAAATCCAGCAACAGAAATTCGTCGGCAGCGGTTGGCGCGAACTCTGGTTCCTTGATGTCTACGCCGCGCACCCAATAGCCACGCGCCTTGAGATAGTTCACCAGATGATGACCGATAAACCCCCCGGCCCCGGTCACAAGTGCTCGCTTCATACTGTCACCCCCTGGGTTATCGACCCCACGCCGAGTTGAATGTGGTTTACATCGTCCTCCGGCATACTATGGAATAGCCGCCAGGGGTCTATCACCGTCTTGCCAGAAAAATTAAGACCGACTAATCCCGCCGGATCGTCGTGCATTAGGACCACAACGTCCGCATGGTCAATACAACTTTCTGCGCGGGCGGCGAATACTACGCGCTCATGACCAAACAGCTCCTCATCCACAGCAATTGCAGCCGGATCATAAATCACAATGTGCCGTCCAGCCGCAATGAGCGCCCGTGCCACATACAGCCCGGCACTTTCCTCAGCGCTCGGAGTGTCTTGTTTATAGGTCATGCCCAACAGCCCTACTATGCCGGGATGTTGGCTAAGCACAGTGAACAACCATCGGTGCTGCTCGTTGTTGAGGTAATCTGTTGTCTCATACAGTACATAGGCATCCGACCCCGCCTTTGATGCTGCATAAGCAAGCGCCCGATTATCGCGCGGAAAGCATGGTCCACCGTAAGCCGTCCCCGCCTTGAGGTATTTGTGCCCAATCCGGCTATCGCTGCCCATCGCCGCTGTTACGGAGTCTACATGCGCGCCGGGAATGTGACTGCACAGTTGTCCAAGCTGGTTGGCGAACGTGATTTTCATGGTGATATAGGCGTTCTGTGCAATCTTGGCAATCTCAGCATTGACCCAGTTCATTTGGTGCTCTGGTACGTTGGGCACAGACCGCCCGTGTATATTCCGGTAGATGCCGGATAGTTCGGCGGCCTCTCGTGCGCCCTCTGCGCCAATTAGCACATAATCCGGCTCCTGGAGGTCGCGCACAACACGTCCCAGCGCAATAAACGTGGGGCTGTAGCATAACCCAAAATCACGTCCGTGTTCTTTGCTCCCCTGCGGCCCGCCTGCCACGCTGGACGCTTCAATCGTGCGCGCAAGCTGCGCTGTCTGTCCGGGCATCACGGTAGAGACAATAACGACCAGATGCCACTCACTTTTTGTTGTCAACGCCGCGCCAATAGCACGGGCGACCGGTTCCAGGTATTCGAGCGTAAAGCCGCCGTCGGGACCACTCGGTGTGGGCACAATGACAAACGTCGCGTCCGTCTCTTGCACGGCTTGGGACACATCCTGTATCGCCCGGTATCGCCCCCGGTGTTGGTCGAGTAGCGCTTGCACGCCTGGTTCCTGTATAGGCGCGTGCGCGGCATTAATGGCGTTAACCCTATCCAGGTCGGTATCCACGCCCACCACGTCATAGCCTGCCGCTGCCAAGACCGCCAGCAACGGGGTCCCCAACTTGCCAAGACCAATGACACTGATGCTCATACGACCTCCTGGGTCATCTGGGGTGTGTCCTGCGCCACGTCGTAAAAAGTGGGATGTTCGGCGCGATTGACCTCGGCCATAAAGTCCAACACCGGCCTCATGTACCGATTAAAGACCCGGCGGCTATCATACTGCACGGCAAATTCGCGGGCCTCGTGCCGGAGATGGCTGTTGTTCCGGTGCTCAAAAGCCCATTCCAGCGCCTCTACAATCTGCGTGGGCGCAATGTGTGCCTGCTCGCTGGCTTGGTATGTCCAGATGCGCCCATCCACATCATCAATCGGGATTTTATAGCCCACCTCGCCCAGCTCCGCCTGGGCGGAGAAGTCCGATACAATAACAGGGCATCCGCTCGCCTGCGCCTCAACTGCGGGGATACCAAATCCCTCGCCCATCGAGGGTAGCAACATCACGTCGGATGCGTTGTACAAGTCATTAAGGGCTTGTTGGGTATACTGTCCCATCAGAAATGGATAGGTGGCCGGGAACCGAAGCGCCGTGCGCGGGACGCCGTAAATCCCCATCATGTCCGGCAGGTTGTACCCCGCGTGCCAGTCAAACGGCATGGTGTGCATATATAACAATGCGGGCGTATCGGGATGGGCCTGTAAGAACATGCCCCATGCCTTAATGATCCGGTCCAGGCTTTTGCGGCTTGGATTGCCCTTATTCGCCGCTACCACAGACACAAAGAAGGTGTCCGGGTCTACTGACCACTTCTGGCGCGCCTGTTGGCGATCCGATGGCACAAAGACCTCGGTGTCAATCGCGTGCGGTACGTAAAAGGGATCAAGCCCTGCCTTGCGCATCTCACGTTCGCCGTGATTGCTAAACGCTACCTGCCACCGTGCCGCCGCCAGCCCAGCCAGCACTGCGGGCGGGACCGGCTCGTGATCTACCGGACTGTAGGCTGTCGCCGCCACTTGTCGCAATACCTCTTGTTGCATGACCCAAATATCACACATGAGCCATACCACATCGGGTTTGATCTGCTCGTAGTGCATGGGCAACACATCATTGCCCCAATCATCCATCCCACGCGGCAAAATGACCGCATTCGCCGTATTGAGCGGCGCACCTTGCAGTCCGTAATTGGCCTGGTTGAATACGGTCCACCCTGCCTGCTTCAGCAGTGGGAAGAAGGCCCGTGCCTGAGTCCCATACCCCGTCGGGGACCAGGGCGTATTGCCAACCCATAAAATCTTTCGCATCGCGTCTCGCTTTGCCACTAAGGGGCGGGAGCGCCCCGCCCCACCTGATTGTCGTTATGCGCCAATACCGAGCACGTAATCAAACGTGATGGCTACCTGCTGCTCAACCCAATCGCCAGTCTCCTGGTAATCGAGCACCAGCCACTCGCCCGCCGCCATCGTGCCTTCACTGATGGTATAGGCCGAGGGGGTCGCTGCCGACAGCCGTGAAGCCGTCGCCGTGCCACCCAACGCCGCCGCCACCGTGCCGCCTACCGCCGTGCCGCCCGTGCCAAAGTTGTGCAACGCAAATGCGCCCGCACTCCCGGCCCCTTGAGCGTTCTGCACCGCGATATAGGCCCGCTTGATTTCCGCCGCAACGGGCGCGCGCCAAAGATGAATTTGCTTGTTGTCTGCACCGGGATCGCCCACGATCACGGTCACGCTGTGAACAATATCAGAACCAAACGCCATGTCAGCCTCCTTAAGTGCCCGTCGGCGTGCCAGCCGAGGTATAGATGTACTGGCCGAACTCTCCGCGCCGGACGGCTACGCCGTACCACGCGCTCATGTTGAGTTCCCACGCCAGCTTGGAAGCGTCACGCTCCGGCTCTAACTGCATCGCCCGGCGCGTATCCAGCGCCAGCGCTTCTGGCACAAACGCCGCACCGTAAGCATCGCTGCTGGAGTCAATGGAGACGTTGCTGGTCTGATACCAGTCCACCCCCAGCCAGTTGCCCACGAAGTGCTCGCGGAGTGCCTCATTCGCCACATCGCCCAGGAACGCTTGGTTGCTCGAAGGTTGCCCCAGTTCGGTCCAGATGTTGTACCACTGGTAGGGATGTAGCACGATGGCGGCACGGCCCGTCGCGTTGCTGGCGCGCAGCTTGGAAAGCGCCGCCGAGCAGTACGCAATGCTGGCCGCGCTACCTGATGCGCCCACGCCCGCGTCAAGATCGTCGAACTTGCCGAGCAAGTCCTGGTCAATCTTCTTGGCAATGGCATAGCCCATCTCGTTCGCCGCGTCCCGGCGGGCATCGTCCGGATCGGTTTCAATCCGCTGATCGGTCAAGATGACCTGCACCATCACATTTGCAGGCGTAACGGTCATCTTGCTGGTTTTGGTCCATTCAGTCGCGTTGGCGTAGTCTGTGCCTTCGGCAACTTCCTGGGCCGTCAAGGTTGGGTAAATCCCCGCGTAGCGGGTCTGCATACCCATTGCCGTGTAGTTCGTCACCAATCCCGGCATGAGGGCGCGCTCGCGCGCAACAAACATCGCATCTTCGTAGATGTCCTCAAACAGGCTGTTAAGTGACGATACTGTTGAAGTCGTCATGCTTTCTTACTCCTATATCCAGATGAACGTCGTTAATTCTCCGGTGGCGCACCCTTCCATTTCACGCCACCGCTGGACGGCGGCTGGAACACAGGCGACCTTTTCCAGTTGCGGAAATACTCAGCCTGTCGGTCCGCGTCTGTCCGTCCTACGGGCTGTCCACCTGGGACCGCCGTCGTGGTACTCGGCGTCTTGCCTGTAATCACGGTTTTGACTTGTTCGGGCTGTGCGCCCTCTTCAACCGGTTCCGGGGATGGGTCTTCCTCCGGCTGGGCGGGCGTCTCTGCCGTCGGCTTTAAAAACCGTGCGAGTTTTTCTGCATCTTCGCGCAGCTCGTCTACTGTTGCCCCCCGCAAGCGATCAGCCAAAAGCTCACCGCTATCATCGTCCAGTGGGACATTCAGGCCATACTCAGCAGCAACCTTGACGCGCTCCACTTGCAACTCGGCTTTTTGGAGCGCCTCTTTATGCTGTGCCTTTAGCTGCTTCATTTCTTCCCGCAAGTCCTCGGCGAGACGCTGCCAGCCCTCGTCCTCAGCCTTGCGCTTGTCTTGAGCGGCGGCCTGTTGATTGGTCAGGTCTTCAAACTGCTGACGCAACGTATCCATTTCATCACGCAACTTGCGGTTTTCGACACGACGCCCAGCAGCCTCACTCCGTGCTTCTTTCAGCGCCGCCACCAGCTCATCCCGCGTCTCAATATCCTGCCCTGTTTGCGAGCCGCCGCTGTCTGGCTTGCCGTCCTGCGGCTCTTTGGGTGTTTGCTGTTCGTCAGCCATTGTGTGTCCTCATCTCAAACAATAACGGTCGTGTGTGCATATCCAGGGCCAAATCCGTCTTGCCCTGCGTCATATTTAAACATTGCCGCATATCCAGCGGCATCCCGCGCGCTGCCGATACGTCATGTAACCATTGCGCCAATAGCGGCGGCGGTATAATATGGGTGACAGTGTTGCCGGGTTGGTCTTGGCGCTCATCATATCCCTGAGGATGTCGAATGATACTGTCAGGCGTAGGCGCGCCACGCTTCCACACATCATGCAAGGCATCAAGCCAGCGCCGCTCCCAATGGTGAAATACAGCGGTCGCCGCCGCCAGCGCCCGAAACGACACCACGACTGGCTCCCCGCCATTCAGCACTACGCCCCTACTCATAATATTGCTGCGCATCAGTTCCCAATAACTCCACTAGCGACGGCGCGCCACGCATGGCCCCATAGACGGAGTCGGCATATTCCCGGCTCAAATCGTCCCACGTCACTGCGCCATCCTGTAATGCGCGGTAAAGCGCCTGGTTGCCGCTGAATACTTCAGCGCGGTCGGCGTCTGAGAGACTGTTAAAGGCATCCGGGCCACGCTTTACCGTGCGCCACCAGTTTGTCCCCTCGACAATCGGCAGTTCGGTGCAGCGGCCCCGGTGATGGTCGTTCAAATATTCATCTAATCCGTGCCGGCTCCCGTGCATAGCCCAACAACTTGGACAGGTCCGCGTATCACGCGCACTCCACCAAACCCATCCCGTAACAATCCGGCTGTTCGCTGCATACGTGCCATGACTGCCCAAACGCCACCCCCATAACTGGGCCGTGCGCGTGGCGTTCTCGGCCCACGAATACGGCACGCTCCACCATGCGCTAACAAGGCGCGCAATCGCAGCAGGCGACTTTCCTTGTGCTGTTCCCAGTAGTAGCATATCGGCCAATCCCTGAGCGGCCTGTTCGCCAAATGCTTGCCAGTTCGCCCGAAATGCCTCACTGTCTACAATGTCGAGTATTCGCGCCAGTGTATCTGCTGTTGGGCGCAACCATGCCGCCTCAACAACCGCCGCACTGTTCCCCGCTAGAGCCAGCGCCAGCGATTCCGCCGTATCCGCCCCCAGCAACAACCCGTCATCCCATAGGCCGTCTGCTGCATCCCGCACCAATGCGGCAAAGTCGTCTAGCTCTGTTTCCACCTGTCGAATAAGACGGCGAAATTGCGCTAGGCTACGCAACTGTTGCGTGCCAACTGGTTCGCCCATTGCCTGACGCCGATCCAGTTCGTCGGTCAAGTCTTGGGCCGCTCTGCGCAAGTCGGGCAATCGGCGTTCATACGCCGCCAGCAATCGAGCAGCGACCGGCTCATATTGCTGCGCCAGGTCGATGCGCCAATCCCGTCGCCCCGTGATCAGGGCCTCAATATCGAAGACGGTCATCTTGCGGGTCGCATTCTGTCAGGGCCAAAGCTACCCGACTCATTCAATCGCCGCAGCATCCCCACCAGCAAATCGGTGTTCTGGCTGCCCTCTTGTACCATGCGCTTTTGTTCTTGATCGTAATCCCGCCCCAGGTCCGTTACCAACGTCCGGTCGCTGGTAAGGCCGATCTGCTGTTCTTCTGCAATTGCCTTCACTTGCTCGCTGCGATCATTCGGGATCGGGTCCTGCCACTCCACAATCGGCATATCGGTGTCGGCAAACCCCATCATCACCAGCGCGCGGCGCGAAATTTCTGCCAGCCCCTTGCCATACAAGCCACGTTTGGTGTTTGTCAAATCCAACTGGTCGCCATACAACACACGTAACCCAAAGTTCGTTAGCTGGCCCACCTTGTCTTTCTGGCTGGCCCAATCCACTACGCGCATTTCCGTAAAAAAGGCGGAACGCAACAAAGCATACATCTCAAGCGACGACCGCAAATCACCTTTCATTTCAAGATTGAAGACATTACCATCCTGCGGAATTTCATACAGGCCGTCGACCGCCGACTCTTCGATATTGTCCAGGTTGAAATCGGCAAAAGTCGCCGGGTGTGCATGAAACTTAATGATCCGCGCCGTATTGGACGCAATAAAATTCACCTGATCATTGAGGTGATGGTGCTTGAGATCACTCGGTCCGTAAAATGTATGCGGCAAGGGCGCGTTCTTCCATTGCACAATAGGCGGAAAAGGATATTCCCACATATCGCGCCCCACTTCTTCCCACCGATCCCGCGCGTTGCTGCGCTGAATGTATTCCAGAATGACCCAGGGGGCCTCCGGGTCGGGTATCTTGCGTCCCATTTCGTCTTCGGGGGCATCCGGTAATATCCAGGCTGGTACCACGTCCTGCCGCCGAACCTCGTCCAATTCCTTGTATTCCCACTGCAGCCGATACCACAACGGGCGCGATACATCATGCGCGCCCCACATGGCGGTTACGTAGCGCGCGTCCAACAGCGCCGCACGCGGCAATGGGTCAACGTCCAGCAACTTAACAAACGTGTGGCCGGACACAAATCCCGCCAGGCCGATATTATGCAAGAAATCGTCTAGTCCGATAGCATCCCAAAATGCAGTAAGGGCCTGCTGTGCGGGCGATTCATCGCCTGGCTGAGGTGTTTCGCCCGGTAGCATAATGGTGGGGACATCGGGCGCAAGAAAGAATGCCACCGCTTTATTAATGCCCTGGGCGCACAAGTTGACAATAGTGTTGCTCTGCCTGTCTCTGAGCGGGGCATGGTGCTGGCCCCCGTAATACCGCCAGTACGTATCCAGCGCCTTTTTTCGCGCTTTACGTTCGGTATCTGCTGCCTCGTCGATGCGCTGGGCTTCGCGATCCTCAGGAAGCCAATAACGTGCGGGTACTACTGGCATCACACACTCCGCTCATAAAACGGCACATTGTCGCGCTTGCGGGCCTGCCGCATATTCATGCACGCCTCCCACGCCAGCGCCAGCGCGATGACCGTGTCGTCGTGCATTCCCGCCGGGGCACCGTAGCGGAAGCGGCCCGACGGCAGTCTATCCATTGTGTACGCTTGCAGTTCCGCCATGAGCGTACCACCATGTTCCCCGCCGTCGTAAAGGCCAATCTCTTGCCGTTCAAACGCCAACGCCAACGACTCAATCAACGGTCCTTTGCTGTTCGCCGTCGTCGTGAACGGAATCACGGGCAGGCCCTCAGCCTGCAACTCTTCGATGTTCGGCCCGCCCATGCTGTTTTCTTCGGCGTAAATCGCGACGGGCTGCCACGTCGCGGCCAGCGACGCCAACCGCCCGCGCTGCACACGCCAGCCAATTTGGTTAAAGCGGTCCAGGTACACAAGCTGGCGCGTGGTACGGTCCATCACGGCAATGGCAGTGAAGTCCTCCGACTTACCCCAATCCACGCCGAACACGTACTCGTGGTCCGGTTGGGGTGCGCGCTGCTGCGCCGTGAGGCACGCTGTCAGGTTGCGAAAGACTGCGCCGCCGTCCTCTAAGAAGGCAGCTAAATATTCCTGCTGAAACGTGCGCTCCGGCAGTAAGTGACGGGCCTCGTCAATTTCATCTGAGCTAATATAGGGGTTGGCTTCGGTGGGATACTGCCAACTGGCCCAATCCCCCCACTCCGAGTCTTGCCCCCGCAACCACGCCCGCCAAAACCAGTTGCGCCCGTTCGGGGTGCTGATGAACAGCGCGCGCCCCAGGCGGTCCGAGAGGGCCGGGCGCAAGTCCTCCTGCCATATCAGTTCGGGCACAAACGCCGCTTCGTCAATCACCAGAAAGTCTAAGCCCTCCCCGCGTAGGCCCACGTTGGTGCTCGCCGTCTTAAAGGCAATCGTGCCCCCGCCGGGAAACTCCATTATGCGGTCGGCGCGGCGCTCGCCCGTGCCGGGTATCTGGCGGCGCAACCGATCCACGCCACGCCATGCAATCCGGCTTACGTCATACGTGGGGGCAACCCACCACACACGCCCACCGTCGGCGGCATAGCGTACCGCCTCCCCCCCCGCCGACAGCGTCTTGCCAAAGCGACGGCCACACGCCGCTACCTTGAAGCGGGCCGGGTGTGCAATGATGTCCCACTGCGCATCATGCAGCCGGGGAAGTTCAATCGTTAGCGGCATTAGCCCACGTCACTTTGACAGTCTGCTCATTGCGTTCTGTCGGCTTGCCATCCAATAGCTGAAGCTTGTCTACCACAATGCCCAACACGGTGCCCAACGTGCGATAGTCGGCGTCAACGCGGGTCGTGTCCATATCGCCCAAAATGGCGTAGGCTTCATCCCTTAAGAGTTCAATAAGGGCCTTTCTTTTTTCTTGCACTAATTCGGGCGGCGCAGGATTTTGCTTTTCACGCGCCCACCGACTCAGCGTTTGATGGGGAATGCCAAGACGCTCCGACACACGGGTTAATGCGCCGGGCTTGTCCTGAAAGTATCCTTCGCTTTCCAGGAACAACACCGCCGTTGCGCGTTCTTCGTCCGTGTATCGACGCCGCTTCCCCACTACACCACCGCCCCCACAATGACTGCCGCCGCAATCAGCAGCACCGCCGACAGCACGATCACCACAAGCGACAGCATCGCCATGCTGTCGCGGGCTTCCTGTTCCGGCGTTTTGCCACCATAGCTCATAGTAAATCCCCACCCCACCCGCCAGCCTCGGTCAGTTCAAAATATAGGTATCGTGTGAGAACTCGTAGGCTGCGAGTTGGTCAGTCGCGCCGCTGGGGGTCGAACCCAGCGCGGCCCCGGCACCCGCAAGCTCGCGGACCTGCCTAGCGCGTTAACAACGGGAGCGCGTCATCTATCAACCCACTGCGAGGCTACATCCGATCCACCGCGCCCCCGGTCGTGCCGTGTCGGTGTACAGGTGCCTGCACACGGCATATACACGGCCCGCCGCGTGGCGATTGAAGTCGGTTACGTGCGGCGGGCGTATATGCCAATAGGCGCAAAAAGAGCGTCTATAGTCTAGTATAGACGCTCTTAGACATCCTGTGTAGTCTCTAATATTATGCGATAGAATTATCAGATAGTCCTATCGCCTGCGTATTCCGCCGGAGCATACCACTCCGCCCCTACAACGCACAGCTTGCTATCTTCCTGTTTGAGCCGCCCCTCGATGATCAGTTTCATGACGTGGTGGTAGGCCGTCGCGTAGGCCATCCCCATGTCGTGTGCGATCTCATTAATGGACGGCGTTGGGCCATCCTTGCCCCCGGCGTAATCGCAGATGAACGCCATAATCTCATCTCGCCGCGTGGGGTTGCTATTCTGTGCCATCGTCTACCATCCTCTCCCACACCTGCCGCTGCTCAGCCTCGTCTATTTCGGTGAACCGCCAGCCCGGAACGTCATCAAATAGTTGCCCCTTAGTAACCACACGAAAGCCTACCAGCATAGGACCCGCCCAAGTTGGCACGTCTATGATGGTATCCGCGTCAACCACAAAATGAGCGGGCACTATATCAACGGGCCATCCAATAGCCGCCAACTGTTCCGTCTGCATCATTTTTCCCTTTTCCTCAGCCAGTTTTATCAATTCGCGCAGGCAGTCTAGACATAGGTACTTGCCTATAAGCACATCATCGCCGTGAAATGTCAGGTCTACTACCGGACCGACGGCTTCGCACCGAACACATACTTCATCCGGCCAATAGAATACGCTCACGGTATCGGTCTGCCATAGCCTGTTATCGACTCGTGCCATCGTCTACCATCCTCTCCCATACTTGCCACAGTCCCGCCTCATGATGTGTCCCAATCCTGCAAATTCGCCGTTATCTCATCTATCGAAATACCCATAGACTGCGAAACGATACGTATTGCTTCGGCATATCGCGCGTTGAGTATCTCTGAGCGCGGTCTCGGCGGCGTGCTCTGCTCTTCGGCCAACAGGCAAATCGCATCAAACACGCGATCCCGTCCAGTGGTGGCGTAGCGGTCGTCAGTCGGTGACATCGTCGCCCCCGTCTCCCTGTGCTTGCTCATACATCATCCTGAACAGCGCGTTAAACTCTGCTGTCGTCATGGCATCTGTCCCTGATGCATCAGGCGGAATCCACAGACGCTCGGCCCTGATAATGGCATCCGACTCGCTCTCGCGCATCCGGTCCACAATCGCCGTGCGTTGAACGTCTGTCAGGATACCAAGAACGTCGTCCCCCTCAAGCCATGCCAGCAGGCTGCGCCAGAGGTCCTGGTAGTTCATTGTTCCTCTCCTTGTACCGTAAACGCATGAGGCACATACCCCGACCCTATTTGCCGATACCACACCCGCACGCGGCCCGTGCGCAGCAATGGCAGGTAGTACGCCGCCGTGCTGGGTGCAAAAAAGGACGCAATCCACGCCAGGCGGTCGTCGGTCGAGAGCGCATTGATAGCAGGCAGTGATAGCGGTTGCGAGTTAGTCATCATCGTCGCTCTCGCTCAAGTCGCGCTGCCAGCCCGCAATCTCAGATGGCGTCATGCCCGCACTCAACAGAATGTTAACAACTTCTGGATCGTCCGGGTGAACCGCTAGCATTGTGTAGGCATCTGCATTCCACCGATCACGCCCTGTCCCCGGCTTTCCTCGTGTGTGCGGCGGCCAGTCCTCGCACGCTGCCCGTATCTTGCCATCAATTGTACGCTCGACCTCTTCCATCATGATCGCACGCAATTCGACCCGAATTTCGTCCTCGGTGGCGTCGTATACCAATAAATGATCAACCACCGTCGAAAAAAGGGCATACTTGCCATTCGGCTGCTTAATCACCCGCATTGCCATCATTCTTCCTTTCCATCGCCCCGCTTCCACCACGCGCACCACGCCAGCGCCAGCGCGCGGGCGGGTGTCTCGGCGACCTCTTCCACGCACATATAGTCGTATTCATTCGGAGTACCGCGCTCAATAATGGCGATATGATCCGCCCCCTGCTCGCCGGGCTGCAATGTCCAGTCAAGACCGCGAACAAGGCCCCACGCTGCGTTAAGATCGCGGGCAACGGGCGGATACCCCCACCGGGGCATTGCACCGGGCGGGTGTTGTGCTTCCCAAATTAAACGCTCCAACACCACATCAGGCAATGCCCGTAAGTCAGCCATGCTTAACGTGTAAATGGTGTCACTCGTCATTGTGCACCCCCAGCATATCCCCCGGCGGTGTCCAGTTCATCCGCAGCCAGTCCAGCACGCGCGGATCATCGGCGGCCAGGACTTCATACCCGGCGAACAGCACGCGCGGGGCGAACGTGCCCCCCATATCTTCGAGGCCCGTCACGCGATAGCGCTTCACCCGAAAGAAACGCTCGGCTGGAACGGCGGTATCGCGCCCTTCCAGGTCAGCGGGCAACATCAGGCTGCTTTCGATAATGTCACCAATGGTGTATTGTGTCTCGCTCATGTTGTCTCCTGTCTCGCGGCGTCGGGCCGCGTGGCGTATCATCAACTCCGTAGTTGCTTCTTAGCCTTATCCCAATACGTTCGACTTATCTCAACACCCATCGGGCGTACTGTTGCAGACAGCGTGCGTCCTGACTTTTTGCGATCTTCCCGATGCTCTTTTAGCCACTGTGTCGCCAACTCCAACTTAGATGGCGTGGCAACGGGTATCGTGTCTCTTTTCCCCTCAGATGGCAAATCTTTTGCCACTTTTGCCACCGTTTGCTGCTGTAGAACCGCCGCCAAAATGTCACGCAATAGGCTATTTGTTTCGTCCATGTCTACTACTGTTCGCGCTGGCTTTGTGCTTTCTGTTGGCGGTCCTGCGCACGACGAATTAGCGCCATAAGGTATAGCGCCTCGGCCCGGTCCATCTCTGCCGAATAGTCGCCCGCCGATCCACCTGATAAAAAATCCGCGCTCCCGTCCGGCACCAACTGAACATAGCGATCATACGTCAAAACAATCACAAAATGCAGACTGGACAGCAGCGCCACCGTCAACGCACCACCACCTAGCCAGTTGATGAACGTTTGTAAGTCGCTCTCAACTGCCAGCTTACGAATAGCCTCATGCCACGCTTGCCCGTCTGGTTTTGACCAAATAGCAATCTCGTCGTGTAATGCGCCAGCGGTGCCCAGTAGCACAATCATCACGGCCAAGAAGCCAATCGCGCCGCGCAGCATTTCGTATTGCCCCTTATACCGAGCTTGCCAACCGCGCCCCCAACCAATCCAATAAGCCAGAGTACTCGCCCACAGGCGCAGTGACCACACCGCGCGCTGACGGTTGGGGTCTTCGTGTAACTTCTGCGCCTGAATAAACAACAACAGCATATAGGTCGTCACGGCTACCGCGCTCATTAGCCCAGCCCGGTCAGGATCGAAGGGCTTGATACCCGCCTTTACGCGCTGATATTCTGCTACGCCCAACCCCAACACGGCCACCGGCAGGAATACATAGGACAACACCAGGGTCACAGCCAACAAAATTACATGACCCATAACCTGAATGATCCGCCGGAACCATATATAAAATTTTTCAACGCGCCCCCGATTCGTTTCAACCGCCTTGACCTTTGCCTGAGTACGGATCGCGGCAATTTTATCTTGGCGGGCAGGCGCATAATAGTCCATACCCAAATCAACTAATTCTTGGCGTAGTTCGTCCAACGTCAAGTCGTCTAATTCGGGTCCGAAGGCCTCCGCGACTAGCGGACTATGCCCATTTCTATTTGCATCGAACTCCTGTTTCATGATATAATTCACCTTGTCCTGGGCCAAAGGGGGCGTGCCCCCGGCGGCCTGCTTTTATTTACTCACGCGACGCCTTCCGCCGCCGCATACCCCGCCGCGCGGCCACGCACGACCGGCACGGCTGCACTACGTCGCCATTCGCGCGGCGGTAGAAGCCGGGCAGCGTCTTGGTGCGCCCACATTGCGTGCAGACAGCAACCCCAATAGCATAACGCCGCAAGTCTACCATGCGGCCTCCCGCAGCTCATCTCGCGCCATGCGCAACATACGCTCGACATATTCCAGCGCCAGTCCCTTTGCGATATTGGGCGTCATGCCGCGCTTCGGCGTGCGTCCCCACACCTGCCAGGGGTCAAGGTTCAGCACGTTGCACAACGACATAACAGCGTCAAAGGTGGGCGCGTGGATATTCCGCTCAATGGTGCCAATCGTAGACTGCGGTATGCCCGTCATAGCTTCAAGATCGCGCTGTCGCAACCCACGCTCCAACCGCGCTGCCCGGATCACATCACCGGGTGTTAAATCATTCACCGCGCCGCCTCCGGTTCGTCTGCGTCCGCCCCATCGACCACATGCACGCCGTCCCATCCATGTTGGAGCGCATACTGCGCACCCTGTACTAATGTATGCAACTCCGCACCGTTTACATAGGTGACAGTATACCAGTCGCCATAGTGCTCTGCGGCGCGGCGGGCGGCGCGTTCGAGTCTCGCCAGCTTATCGGGCGCGGCAATGTAATCATCTGCGGGCAATGATGTCTTCGTCATACTGCTGCTGTCTCCTGTTCCCATCGCGTCCAATCCATCATGTTGTACTGTGGCGGGGTGAACAATGTCCCCACGCCGTTTTTGAGCAACACAAACCCGTTATTCATAGCGGGCGACGTGTTGCTATCCAGTTGCACGTAGGCCATAAGACGACTATCATGCAAGCCGCCACTATCAATAAGCGTGTGTTGGTTCGACGGATCGCGTCCTACCGCGCTATGATGCTGATGCGCCGTGATGATATTTGTGTGATGTCGTTCTGCCAGACGCCGCGCTACGGACAGCGGGTTTTTGCTGTAGTTGCGCTGGTGCGCGAGATACCACATTTGCCCGCCACTTGTCACGCGACACCACGAGTACATACTAAACTGCACACGGTCATTATCCGCCACCATGCGCCGAAACTGGTCGGCGTGTAGCTGGCCCCGGAGCGACAACAGCAATCGATTCTCATGGTTGCCACGCAGCAGGTGAATAGTATCAAAATGCTGTGCCATATGGCGCAACCACGCCCGCGCATACTCCAATTCATCGGATAGCGGCGTACACAGCACCAAGTCATCCCACCGACTGAGGGCGTCGCCGTTAATCAGATCGCCTACGATAATGCACTGGCGGGGGCGGGGCAAATAGTCCTTCGCAATCTCAACCGCCTTGTTTGCAAAGGCCCAATTCGTAGCCGGAATATGCACGTCGTTGAGCACCAGGAAGTCGCCCGTTAAATGCCATGCACCCGTGAACCGGGGTACTGCCCGCGTCGGCAGTTCGCCCCGGTATTCCTCAGACTTGACACTAAATCCCGTTGACACACCCTCCCGCTTGTGCGATACTCTGTCATGCTTGCCGTCTTCGCCCTGGGCGGCGTGGGATACGTCCGGGGCGGGGGCGTATTTATGCCGCCAGTCGTATACCAGCCGCGCCACTGTCCCCCGTGTAGTGCCCCAGTCCTGAGCAATGAGCGGGAAACTAAGACCGCCCCGGTTCGTATCATAGGCCAACTTGCACAGGTCCGGGATGGTTAGTCCGCGCTGTGCCGCCAGTTCATCCCGGCTCATCGGTTGTCCCCACTTCCGCCAATCACCCCGCGCCGCTGGCGGTCCGCCAACTTCGCAAGGTTGGCAGCGGCAATGTCGGACAAATCAAATCCGTTGTGATGTGCGACACAGGCCACAAACCATAAAATGTCGCCCAGTTCCTTGCACATGATATCCTCTGATACCGTGCCGTCATAATCGCGGATTGCCTTTGCAATATGCTGCATCAGTTCGCCTACTTCGCCTATCAGACCATATAACAGGTATTCGTCATTCTGCGCACTCGGTAGCGTAGTAGACCAGGCTCGCGCCTGATATTCCCCAAATGTTAGCCCCCGATGCGATCTGCTGTCGCTTGTGCTAAAGTTCCCCACCTTATCGCTCCTGTTCTAGTCGCAAAATATACCGTGCCAATACTGGCTCAATACGTCCCGCCGCATCCACCGGATCACATCGTACCCACCTCCTCATCCACGCATCAACCGCTGCCGGGCGATCTGTGGGCTGATCCTGTGTCAGGCATACCCGCCCCCGCCGGATCAAGTCTAACATGCGCGCATTGTCTACCACATACCCGCAACTTATGCACTTCAGTTCGCCGAACGGCGATACTGTCAACGGGTGCTGGCAGCCAGGGCATAACGGATTAGAATGGGAAGTCATCTGCTTCCTCCTTGCCACCGGGCGCGGCGTGTGTCTCGCCCCGCCGTCCCAGGAATTGCACGTCCAACGCCGTTAGTTCCAGCCCGGCGCGTGGTTCGCCATCCTGTCCGGTATACGCGCTGGCACCAATACGCCCCGCCACCATGATCTGCATTCCCTTATGGACGTACTGGTTGCACGTCTCTGCCAACCCGCGCCACGCGCTGACTCGGAACCACGTTACTTCCTCGCGTTGTTCCCCGTCCTGTGTCCAGGTACGGTTGACGGCCACGCTAAAACCACACACCGCGACGCCGCTCTGCGTATAGCGCAGTTCGGGATCGCGCCCGACGTTACCGATGATCATGATATGTTGATATCCTGCCATTAGTCCCTATCTCCCTTCGCTTTTGCCTTGCTCAACACATACCCAAAATAGCTCGTGCGGCGCGGGGCGTCCTCCCCGCAGCTCAAACTCCGTAGCCACTGCCGCGCTACCGCGCGCGCGACAACGCGCTCGGCGGGCGTCTTGCCTAATTCCGATGGCGTCCATAGCCACTGGCAGGGCGGGTAGGCTAACCGTACCTTTCGTTTCGTATTCATGCTGCCTCCTCGTGTGCAGGTACCTGCACATCGTCCGAACGTGTCTCGTCATATACCGTCTTACGTACCGAGATTTGCACCTCATCCCCGCGCGCCACCTGGTCCGCCGCGCTCTCTGGCACGGGCAACCAGAGCTTGCCCGCGAACTCCACTACATGCACCGTCTCGGCCCGGCACACCGTGACAATCTCCACCGCATCACGCGACTCTATCCCTGTTGCCCAGGCATATTGATCGCGCAGCTCCGCGCCGCCGAGCTGTTCCGCTTGGGCCTTGAGCAGCCAGCCCTCCGGGTCGTCGGTCCCGGCGGCGGCTAAAAAGACTTCGTAATCCACCTCGATCTCGCGTAGTTGCGCGTCTTCAAATGTGCGCGCCACCTTCATACGGTTGTACGCTACGCGACGGCTGAGGCCGCCCGCCATGCCCGCCAGATCGCGGAGTAGGTGTCCCTTTGTGGCATAGCCCAGATAGGCCAGTTGCTCCGGCTGCATCGCCGCCAGCAAAACATCACCCTGCGCAAACAGCGCGGCGTTCTGGTGCTCAATCGTGAGCACGATCCGACTGACGATTTCCTCCAAACTCATGTAGTCCGTCATGCGTTCATCTCCTCAAATAGCCCCGCCTGTCGCACATCTTCCCCCGGCGCATCGTCGGCGCTGTCCTGCGCGGCGGGCGCGTCAAAGAGCGACGGCTGCCAGGGCGCGGCCAGCCGGTCACGGGCGATCTGGACGTATTCCGGCGAGAGGTCCCCGGCGATAAAATGTCGCCCCAGGTTGCGCGCGGCGATGGCGGTTGTGCCACTGCCCACAAAGGGATCGAGCACCAGGTCGCCGGGCGCGGTCAGCAGGTCAACCAGGCGCTCTATCATGACCAGGGGCTTCATGCTGGCATGGGGCTTATCGCCGTCCGCCTTGCGCTTGTTTTCGGGCAGGAAACTCCACACATTGGTAAAGTTTGCATATTCGGGTGCGCGCAGAGAGGGTTTTAATCCCCTCCTGAAGTGTGCTACATGGCGTGTGCCACCCACTCTTATGGCCGGATCGCTTCCATTAATTTCCTGGCGCAAATTGCTGATATGGCGCTGAATGCCCTCAATGCTTATGGCATCAAACATCACCCCCGGCACTTTCACATCCGTGTAGGGACCTTTGACGTTGTGATACCGTGCGCGCCCCTTGCAGTAGATCAGGATATTCTCATAGGCTTTACATAGCCCATTCCCATACGCCCCTGTATTGCGCTTGAGCCATGTCACCATCTCGTGGAACTTGAAGGGGGATTGATGTAAGTACCATGCCCATTCAAACAGCGGCGGCGGGGCAACGCTGGCAAGCGGTTGGATGGTAAAGGCGATAAATCCCGGCGATTTGAGCACGCGCCAATATTCAGCAACCAGGGCGTCAATATCTGGCTTGATGTCCCAGCTGTCCAGCGCAAACCCATACGGCGGGTCGGTGATCACCGCGTCCACACTCCCCGCTGGCAACGCCCGGAGCAACGCCAGCGCGTCCATACAATGCACCGTGTTCAGCGTCGTCACGCTGCGATAGGGCAGGGCTAGCGCCGTCATGCGTTTACCATCCTGAACACATACTCAGGATAGCGCCGCAGAAACAGCACCTTTTTGAGCTTGAATACCGCCGTTTGGTAGCCCTTTACATCCTCTACGACTATCCGCCCGTCCTCCTGGTATTCGAAGTCCGCCACATAGCACCGCGCCTGGTGCTTGTTCCCCATGCCGTCAGTAAACTTGTCTACAATGACATAGCGCGGGTGAACCTGTAACTCACTGATATAGCCCCGGTCTTGCAAGAGCTTTAGCTCGATGTAGCGATCCCGTTCCGCCATGCTGTCGAACGTATAGCCGTCGTGCCGGACGCGCTTGTTGCGGTACTTGTTGCGCGCCCTGTGCGTGTTCCGCTGCGCGTGGTACTCGGCCAGGGTCATGGTGTCCGTCATGCGTCACCTTCCGTCGCACTGGCAAACGTGCGTTCAATATGCTGCTCATAGCCCAACTCAGACGACTCGACACTCGTCACTTTGTCTGACCAATAGTGCCGGTAGAGTGCCGTGTGTACCGTCACTTGGGCCGGAGCGTTGCCGCTGCTGTTTTTCTCCACACCAATCACGCCTTTCTCAATCCGTTCCCCGTCTTTGGTAAACACGGGATTGAGTGAGACATACAAGTTACATAGCTGGTCGCTAAGTCCCTGGGCTGATCCGGCATCTAGGCGTGTGTTTTTGCGGGCATGACGGCTATCCGACTTGCCCACCTGAGACGCCACAACGCCTACGAGGTTAGCCTCAATACAGGCATAACTAATTACATTCGCCTTGTTCTCAAGTTCGTCCCACTTCCCACCACTGCCGGGCAATTTGGCCTTTTGCAAGTAATCACAAAAGAAGGCTGCCACGCGCTGTCCTGAGCGTCTGGCCTTCATAGTCTCGTCAATCACCGCTTGCATGGTGTCTTCAATTGAAAGGTTCGCCTGATCAACGTAGATCGCCTTGCCGGGCCATTCCAAAATGGAGTAAGCAATCGCGTATGCCTTCTCCTGATCTTCGGCGGATAGCGGTTGACCGTGTCGCATACTGTCAGGAATATTTTGTAATGCTTCCATCTCCCACAAATGCGCCTTACGTTGCTTGACAAATGACGGACCGCCATACCGTGCAATAGCCTTCATTTGGACTTCTTCGGGCGACCACTCCGGCCCCCAATAAATCACAGTCAGGCCGCGCCGCCGCAACGCATCCGCCCCCGTCTCCATAAAACTAGTCTTACCCATGCCCGCCGCCCCAATCACATAAATTAGCTTGCGCGGCTCCCATAGTTCTGCCATGCCGCCTAATTGGTGCATCGCGGGGTAGGGCGACATAATAGGCTCAGTAGGCGGGAATTTGCCCTCCATCCATCCTAATACTTGAGCCATCGCCTCGTCGCTGGTGACAATCCGCACGGTATTCGACTGCGCCCGCGCCATCTCCGTGAGCGACTGGCGCGGCGTAGTCGTGTCTGTGGGCGGTTGGGGCAGGTCGTCAAACAGCGTGGGGGCGTTGCCCGCCTCTGCCACTAGGCGACGCTTACGCACGTCCCAGAACTCAAACGTCAGGAGATCGGCCACCTCAAAGGTGTTGTAAAACTTGTTGTCGCCAAAGTCCTTAAACCCGTGCCGGGTGTAGTCCCATCGAGCGCTTGGATCGCTATCTTGCCGAACCGGGCTACTAAAGTGGGTCTTGGACCATTCGCCCTCTTTGGTGCTGTGACGGCGCGGATCGATATTCCACGCCTTGACCGCTGCCCGTTCGACATCTTCGCACCATTCCGTGTATTCGCGTTCCCAGTCGATATCGGTATTCCGTTCGGCGTTGACTACTTCCAGTGCCCCGTACCGCTGCCAAAATTCATCCCGGTCAAATTCGCAATCAATCCACAGCGTATTGATATCGTAGTGACTGCCCATCTCGCCGGGCAATGCCAACGCACGGAATGCAATGGGCACACCGGCAAGTGCATCACTCACCAGTTGCATTGACGCCGCGCCCGTCTTGTCCCGGTCATAGGCGTAAACCACTTCGGTTACGCCCAGCGCCGTCAAGTCCGCGGCCAGCGTATCGGGCACGCTGCGTTCACCAAACCAGCACAGTGCGTTGGACTTCCCGGCAGCGGCGTAGACCAATACATCCGGTTCACCGCCCGCCACATACAACCGCCCCCCATCCGCCTTGATTGCATCAGGTAGCCCGTTGACGAAATAATAGCGCGGACGCTCATCGGCGCTGCTCGGTTGCCAAAGATATTTGGCCTTCCCATTTGCGCCGCCATCCGCTGCCTTCCAGCGCTGATGGCCGGGGAACTTACTTGACTGCACTGGGTATAGCCAGCCAGGACGGTTGCTCATGGCGTATTCCTGCCAGTCGGCAGCACGCGCCTGCTCTGCAATACCGCGCCGTTCCAAAATAGCCCAAGTCGTCACGCCATCACCGCCTTGGCCGCACGATACTGCCCGTGTTCGTCGAGGGGGATATAGGCACCCGCATCGCCGTAAATATCCTCAGATGGGGCGGGGGGCGGTCCCCCCTTCGTGCCAGGCCCAACGGTTGCCCGCTTGGTATCCGACAGCGCCCGCGATTTATTGGCCGGGAGCGCTGTCGGCTTGAAGTTTTCATATTCACGCTGGCAATAGGCATATACCCGATCCAACTGCTCAGGTGTTCCTTTACCCGCCAACCAGTTATAGGCCGCCTTTTGAACCTGTCCTGCTTCGTTAGGTGTCATGGTGTCCCAATCCCAACCGAACAATTCCACGATCCGATCTTTAACCGGATTGATTTGTTCAGCCGGAAACGTCTTTTTGGTGCGGCGCGGGCGGCGCGGCTTTTTCGCGCCCGCACTAGAACTCTTGTCTTCTTGTTCTTTCTTTTGATCTTCGGGTGACGTGTACGTCAGGGGGGGGGTGACGTGTACGTCAGGGGTAGGGGTGACGTGTACGTCAGGGGTGACGTTGGCGTCTTTATTAGTTAATGCGGCGTGCTCATATTGCCGACATTGCCGTACCATCCCGCCGAAATCGTAAGTATTGGGATGGCCCTTTTTGGAGCGATCAACTGTGAGCGCGCCCTTTTCCTCCATGCGTTTGATTGTGCGCTGGATACTACGTACCGTTTTGCCCACCTGCTCGGCAATTGTCGGTATTCCTGGCCGCGCCTCAGCCCCAGGCACGTCAAACTTAAATGACATAATGTGTAGCATGATCTGGAATTCGTCAGCGGTTAGCCCGACAATATTCCCATCGGGATCGCTAAACTTATGGTAGTGTCTCAATATCCAGCCGGGCACACTAACATACTGCCGATCATCCAGTTCAGCATCGCCCCACCGAGAGATGAATGTTTCTGTTCTTGCGCTCATGACTCTCCCCCCGCCACCGCGACGGCGCGGGCTTCCGCGCCCAGTTCCGAGAACGCCCGCGTCCAGTCGTGCCATGTATAGGCCCGCGCTGGCACGGCGTAGTCCGTCGCGCCATGTGCCACTTGGAGACGATAGTATGCGTGTGCGATAATTTCTAAGAGTTGGTCGTCGTTGAGGTGTGCATGTGCCACCCCCGCCCAGACTAGGCCGAGTCGTAGGCTGTGCAGGTCCCCACCCGCCATATCATCTATACCTTTCAAACTTCTAACTTGACGTGGTGTTCCTGTGCTGATAGAATCGTGTGTAGACATTGCATAGACTCCTTTGCTGTATGCAGTGTTTGCGCCCCGGCACCTGTCCCAACAGGTGTCTTTTTTTTGGGCGTAAGATACAGCGTCCCCCACCCGCGCCCCACCGGGCGAGGTCGCTGCTATGGTGTTGTCTGCGCCGGATTGCGCGTGCTACCTAGCCCCGGTTGCGTTCGTGCGCGCCGGGGCGGTGTGCTAGTTAATGGATAGCAGCAGGACGGAATTATTTGCTATCCATTGCTGAGCGTAAAATCTGCGCCACTGCGACCCCCTGGAAAGCAGTCGCGCCGCGTCACTCTGAAGACGTGCGCGCCGCCAATAAAATGCCGTGTATGGGCTAACAGTGTAGCCGCGCAGTTCAATTACATTCTTGCTCATATCAATATCAATCCTCGAATGGCGTTACGTGCTACCTGCGGGGCAGGACGCTAGTCATCGCCAGCGAACTCAAACGTCACCGTCACGCTTTCCAGCCCGTCTCGCTCCTGAATGGTGCGGAGAACATACCGCAGGTTGGCGCGCTGGCTGTTGCGTAGCACAATGGTCGCGTCGGGATTGCGCTGGATTAGTTCGTCAAGTGCAGAGCCAACGACCACCGAACAGGCGGTCGCGTCAATGCGGGTCGCGCCGTTGAACTTGCTGGCGCTGTCTCTGGTGGTAATGTCCCATTCATTAATGGTAATTGCTGAAGTCATGTGTTACCTCTCGCTATCTTCCGTATAAACCCCGCCGCCGCTGCCGGGTCGCAACGGCGGCGAGGGGGCGCGGGCGTGCGAGCCTGCTACACGCGACTGGCCCTGGTATTCCGCACCGGGCCGGGTTCCCCAACCGGCTCCCATTATACAGGCGAGTACACGTCACTCCCGCCCCTCCGAGCGCCGTAGCGCCCCCCGGTGTCAGTTTGCAGGCTGTAGCCGCCCGTCGAACTACATTTAAGCGCCCGCGAGCGCGCATTGACGCACCTGCAATGTGGACCTGGCCGGTACTGCCCCGGCGTCCGCGCGGTGTCGCTGGCACGCAACGCCAGCACCGCCCGTCGATGCTACTTCAGGCCCCATTTTCCGCCGGATGCACGAGCGTTACGGTGCCCTATGCAGGCCAGCCCCGGCGGTTGTCCTTCCCCTCCGGCTGGCATTCGGTGCCATAACAAAGTAGTGCAATGTGGCGCATTGCAGCCCGTTTGCATAGAGGCCGGTGGACCAATCCGTTAGCACAGCCGCAAGACTTAAACGTGTCCAGTTCAGCCGTGCAAGTGGAGCAGGGCGGGGTTGAACCGCCCTCGCCGGTTCCCCGGCGGCCTGCCATGCGCTCCGATCACACTTCGTAAAAGTCTACTTCTTCGCTGTAGTAGCCATTCGATGTGCCAAACCAACGCAGCGTAACATAGCCGCGATTGGTGGACAATTTGTAGAATGTCCACGTGAATGTTGTCTCAATACTGTCCGGTGGGTTCTCGTTGTTGGTTACTCGCTCAGCCAACAGGATAGGCGAGTTGAGCAGTTCATCAAGTTCCCCGTTGATGTCTTCAAGCCAGACGTTTTCGCAGCACTCCTGGTCGTGCACCATGCGATATCGGGTGCCATCAGCGCACGTAAACTCAATCCGTTCGTTGCCCTGCCATTCAGGGGACGGCGGGAAGTGTTCGATTTTAGTCAGGGTTTTACCCCGCAAATCAGAAAATTCAGCCATTGTTGCCTCCTCTTGCCCTTAGCGACGTGGGCTACCTACCTACTTGCATCGCCCGCGCCCAGTCTGTTAATGTATTGTACCATAAAACCTGCAAAAGATTTTTACACCCGCGTTAATTTCCGGTTCGAATTTAACCGCCAGCTAACGGAATTCGTTCCCAATATGGTATAATGACAGTATATTACGCACACGTTATCTCCGACGTGCGCGGCGGGTGGTGGGAATATAATAATGTTAAGGTGCTCTAGTCTTGTTGTGCAGGTAGCTGCACAAGCGTACAATGGAAGCGGCGGCCCCGCCGCGACGGGGCTGGCCGGGCTGTTGCGTTGGTTAGCGCAGCGCAACAGCCTCCTGGTTGTCCTCCGACTCGTCTTCCTTCTCTTCGCGGAATCCGCCCCAGGGGGCTGTTGTATCTTCTGCGTCTTCGTATCCCTTGTTGCGCAGATATTCCACGAGCGCAGCACGTGTCAGTGCAGACTTGCTGATCAACTGCTCGCGCATTTCTTCAATAAATGCATCAGCCAGCGTGCCCTCAATTTCGAAGTTTGGAATTCTGACTTTCTTGCTCATATAACTGCCTTTCGATGTGAGTGTAGCTACACACCCTTGATTATACACGGTTTTGTACTCATGTCAAGCCCGCGTCTTGCACTCTTAGTAAAACGTGGTATAATTGAATGTGTGTTCTAGGAGGCAAAAATGCGCAGGACATTCAATAGACGCGAACGGACCGCGCTGTATCTGTCAGCTAACGGTAAATGCGAATTATGCGGTAGCGACCTGGAACCGGGTTGGCACGCTGATCATATAGTGCCGTTCGACAAGGGCGGCAAAACGACTATCGAAAATGGGCAGGCATTATGCCCGACATGCAACCTCAAGAAAGGAAATAAAGGAGCAATGACTTTTTACCAGTTCCCCAGTTGGTTCCACCCCCGTAAATGGCAACAAGAGGCACTTATCCGATACAACGATGTCAGCGAGAACAAGCGTAACTTTTTACTTGTGGCTACACCGGGCGCGGGTAAGACGTTCTTTTCTGGCATGGTTATCGCAGAATGGTTTGAAGCTGGCCGAGCAGATTTTGTTGTTGTCGTTGCGCCTACACATCACTTGCGGCGACAGTGGGCAGACAGAATGAACGACCTTGGTTTTTACTTTCTGCATGACTGGCTCAACAGAGACGGCCCCCCGCCTCCGGATGTTCAGGGGATTTGCATTACTTATCAGCAGGCCGCCTCGGATATAGGGCGCGAATTGTTGCGGCGCGTAGTCTCACAGCGGAATGCTGCCGCCGTGCTCGATGAAATTCATCATGCGGGTGAAAGCATGAGTTGGGGCGAAGCTCTGAAATATGCTTTTGAGTTTGCCCCTTATAGGCTGCTTTTATCAGGCACGCCATTCAGGAGCGATAACAACCCCATTCCTTATGTGGAATATGACAGCAGCGGCCATAGTCAGCCAGATTATAACTACGGTTATGGTGATGCGCTGCGCGATCAAGACGTTGTACGCTATGTCTTTTTCCCCTCATACGAGGGCAATCTTGAGTGGGTTACATGGAACGGCGCAGAAGTCCGCGCCACCTTTGGGGATTATCTGCCATTTCCGCAAATGTCTGAGCGTTTGCGTACAGCCATAAGTCATCGTGGTAATTGGTTGCGTGATGTGATACGCGAGGCTCACGCAAAACTTATGAGCATCAGATCGGATCACGAAAACGGCGATCCGCGTGCCGGCGGCCTGATTATTGCAATGGATCAAAACCATGCACGAGGGATTGGAAAACTTATCGCGCATGAAACAGGAACAGTGCCGGTAGTAGTGATATCGGATATGGACGAAGACTCAAGCTCAGTTATTGAGAACTACCAAAAAGGAGATACACCCTGGATTGTCGCCGTAAAGATGGTAAGTGAGGGCGTTGACATACCCCGACTCCGAGTTGGCATCTATGCCACGAATGTGACAACAGAGTTGTTTTTCCGGCAAGCCGTCGGGCGTTTGGTACGTTGGCAGAGCGGTTTTGAAGACCAAAACGCCTATTTCTATATTCCGCGCGACGAACGCTTGGTTCAGTTCGCTTTATCAATGCGGGATGAACGCGATCATGTCTTGAGGGAAGAATTAGATCGCGAAGGACGGTCAGAGAGGGATGATGATGACGAAGATGAAAGGGACTTTATATCCCTTTTTACTCCGATTTCGGCGGAGGCAGAAAAGCACAATACCATTGTTGGCAAAGGTGAATATTCACCGGAGGAATTGTCCTTCGCTGAAAGCATTGCGGCCCGGATAGGTTTTGGCAGAACACCCCGCGAAGTTCTGGCCGCTGCATTTCGTGAGGCCGGGCTATCTAGCAGACACAATGCCCAGGCATTGCATGACGCTAAGGATCGACAAAAAAAGGCTAAACATGAAGTTCGCTCGGATTTGCGCCGAACGTGCGCGCGGCTGGCCGCCAAATATGCCGCAATGGTAGGCATTGAACCCTATGAAGTTCATGTTCGCTGGCAGAACAATCACGGTGGCATGAAACAGGCGCGAGCTACGCAAGATGACCTCAAGCGAAAGCGAGCATGGCTCCTAGACCTGATACGGAATATCTCATGACTGACCAGCTAATACGCAACGATCAAATTGTGCAAAGTTTGTCTCAGGCGATTGCACGGGGCATGGCAAGTATTCCTGCCGTACCTGGGCTGTTACGCTCAGTGCTTGAGAAGGATATGTGGCGCGAGCGTGTAGTTAGGCAAACCGGAGAGATCGCACGATTTAATACCTTCGAGGAATTTGTTACGTCACATCCACCAGAGGGATTGGGCACAACGGTTAAGGTTCTAGAAAGCATTTGCAACGAGCATAACGGGGCAGACGTATTGCCCCGATTGCGCGCGGCCAAGAGTGCGGCGGGGCCGGTGGGCAGGCCGCCTGAGGGCCAAAACAACGTATTACGTTGTTTTAAGGGGCACAACGATACCGCCGACGGCAAACTCGCCCGCCTCAAACGTGATCGCCCCGACCTAGCTCAAGCCGTCATTGATGGCGAGCTATCCGCCCATGCCGCTGCTGTTGAGGCGGGGTTTGCCAATCCAAAAGTATCTATCAACTTACGCGATCTGTCCAGCGCCGCCCGCACCATCTGGCGCAAACTGGATCGGTCTGAAGTGATGGAACTTATCGACTGGCTGTACAAACTGGAATCCGAATTTGACAAGCCCCCTGAAGACTAGGGGGCAATTTGCCATGACAAAGACTTGTACTCTTGGCGAGACTGTGCTATACTGTATCTACAGTCAAACAGTAAGGAGCCAACATGAAAAACATTACCCGGTTTAACGCAGACTTTGCCTATGAAGTCGAGAAACGATTTCCCGGTGTGACGGTTACCCCCTCGACATTCATGTTTAAACATGGATACCAGCACGGATGGCAAATGGCATTTGCCAACGGGTTTGTTGCCAGCATTCAGTTTGGCCCGTTTAATTATTGCAGTAATCGAAATTTGGCTCCCATTGACTGGGGCGCCCCACCTACCACACTCTGGACGGAAACAGCGTTCAATGCCGAGATCGCCGGATGGTGGCGAGATGTAGACGGCGTGGATGGTGAGATGGTGAAGTTCGATGGCTGGAACGACACGGTGGCAGGCTGGAAAGAGCCGCATGAAGTTCTGGAATGGTTGGACGAATACGCCAGCTAACGCCCGACTAACACACACCGCGCCCCCGGCGACGGGGGCATTTACAGGAGAGACTTTATCATGACCGACTATCGCCCCGACCACATTTTGGACGCCGAAGACGCCGCCGTTGGCTTCCCGACGCCGCCCGCTGACAGCAACCCGTTTAGCACTGCCTGTGACTGGCTCACGCCCGGACCGCACGCGGCACTTATCCATAGCCCGCAGCGGGCACGCATGGCGGCATACGTTGCCCAGGCCGTTGACGCAGAGCAGCGCGCCAGCAAAGCACTGTCGCAATTTGAGACAGCAGTCATGGCGCGCGAATGGGCAGAAAAGAGCGCGTCACGGGCAAAAGAGCAGGCCACCGCCGCCCGCGCCCAACAACAAGCCGCTGAGGACGCGGTAGAAGTGGCCGAGCGTGAGCGCCGGAGCACAGAGGTTACGTTGCAGCAGGCGCGCGGTGCTGTTAAACGCCAGGGCGACATTATGGAGCGTGCGGGCGACTATTTAGATCGTGCGGGCGTTCCGGCTGATATGCCACTGGATGATCGTGTCCGGTGGCTACTGCAAAATTCGCAAATTCGTAGGTGGCGTCCGAAGCATGACGAGGCCGCCGCCGAAGCGCGCAACGCATAACGCCCGGCAGCCACCGGGCGCTAGCAGATAGGAGTGATAGTGAACTCCCACAACGATTTTACCATAAACGATTTGATTGAACTACTAAATATCCTCGGTGTCCGAGCGTGGCGTAACGGACGCGACGTGTTGACGCCGCACACGCGAATTGCCGCCTTCGATGGCTGCACTTGGACGCAAGCAGCGGTGTATTACGCTAGCGGTGCCAAGACATTCATGCCCTGGCAAATCGAGGAACTGGCGTTGTTCGTGTGTGACATTGAAGGTGTTGGCGTACCAGTCACGCCGCCGGTACGCCGGCGCCGTGTGATGGTGTGGCTAGCGTGGGCCGTTACCGTGCTGCTGTCCTTGCTAGGGCGGGGGGCGTGACGATGGACCACACTCCCACATGGCAAGAAGAATGGGCACCCCGGCAGCGTGTACATGACCGGCACTGCCTGAATACTAATCTAACACAGTCGCTCTGGCCGAGCATGAAGCGCAGCGCGCGGATTGCTAAAAAGTATGGTGTGCCAGGGTTTCGCGTCCGGCAGCAGGGCGACTTAGCCACAGTGCGGTTTGTTGAGGCTCACCGGCCCACGCCGGAGCAAGTGATCGAGTTGCGCCGCCTGGATATCTGGTCGGCAACGGCGATCACGGACTATGTGTTATACCCCGATGGCACGGTACGGATACAGCCCGGTGGCACAAGTGACGCTGCTAAACTGTTGCGCAATATGCCCTGGCCGGGCGAGAAAAGTTATCGGTGCAGTGACTGGGACCCGCGCCTTGAAAAAAAAGACGTGGGTATGACGTGGGCGCGGCTGCAAGGAATGGCGCAATTGGCCGCCAACGCCGCGCTATCGGCAAATCCCGGATCGCACCTGCCAGATCGGGCGCATGTGCTGAGGGTGACGTACTTCCTTTTGGTACGGAATACGGGATGGGACAGCCAGCGTACACCGTACTTATGCGTGGACCTGGTTCCGCTCTGGTTCCGGCATGAAGCAGAGATAGCGCGTGATTTCTTGGCACGGCAAGGCGTTACAGCAGAAATAGTAACGCGCGCGGAGGCGCTGCGGCGCTGCGATCCGGTTATGGTGAACTATGGCCCCAAGCAGTCTCTTGATGAGTTTATTGGCGGACGGGGGGCGTAGATGGCCTACGCAATCCTTCCACCTCGACGGCTGCCCGCCCGTGTGCGCGATGCGTTGAGCACCGCACCGGGGCTAACAACAGACACCGTATGGTCCTGGTGGCAGCAGGAACTTGAGGCGTATGCACAAGATGAGGCATACGATCCCGGCTGGCGCGTGGCACCCGTTAAGGCGTGGCGCACGCTGTTGGAACAGGACGCCGAGCGCGTTGTGATCGAGGCGGCCAGCAAATGGGCCGATGCCGTGACGACTGAGCGCACGCCGTACCTGGCAGCCGTCGTGGATGAGATACACGAACGCAGCGCGTACACGCCCGCTGACAAATGGTTCATGCGGGCATGGCAGCGCGTGGTGATGTACCGTCGCGCTGCTGCCATTGAGGGCGCAACACGCGCCGCACAAGCATTGCTGAGTAAAAGTGAGGAGTAGGGATATGCAGGGTGCAACACCAGAACAGCTAAACGAATTGGCACGACCAATTCCCCGACGTTTAATTAAGAGGGGAAAGCGCGGCAAAGAGGAATTTGATTATATTACGGCACGTACAGTCATGAATATGCTGGACTATGCCGTAGGACGTGCCAACTGGCAGACCTCGTACCGCATTGTGAAACCCGCACAACCACTGACTGTTGAATGCACACTATCCATTTGTATCGATGGCGAGTGGGTCGGCAAGGCCGATGTGGGAACTGAGGAAAACTTTAGCCCTGAGAAGGCGGCGTATAGCAACGCGCTAAAACGCGCCGGGGCACAATGGGGTATCGGGCGCGAATTGTACGGAGAGGGCAACGTCTATGAAGAAGACGATGCAAGCATTGATCCCGCCACCGGCGAAGTTGTAGCCGCGCCCCCATCCGCTCCTGAGATTGACGACGTGGTATGGACGCGAAACGCCGAACGCCTGAATAAGTTTATGACGTGGTGCGAGTCGCTATGGCCGGAGACACACCCGGCCAATTTGAACAACCGGATCGCGGTAGCGCTCGGTCTGCCAACGCCCGGTGGCAACCGCGACACCCTGGTCGCGACGATCCGCAAACAATACACCGGATCGCCGGACGATGCCATGCGCGCAATCGAGAACTACCAGCCGGGCGACAAGTCTACGCCCGCCGCCAGCTAACCAACCGCGCCTCCTGGCCAGGGCCACGCAGACCGGCCAGGGGGATATTTGAGAGGACTGAACGATGCGAGACATACCAGACAAAATATTAGAACACATGCGTCGCGGATTGTTAGAGGTTGTGTGTGAGATAGGCGATCTTGAAGACGCCTATGGTGAATTGGTTGGGGACGATATGGATAACCCGTATTGGAAGGCATACGAGGTACTGAACGCGCTGATGGAGCGTGTTGAGGCCGAACAAAAACGCCGCAATCCGCCACCGCCCAAACAACCACCGACGAATGCACAGATTGCAGCGGTCGCGCAACAACAAGCGGAATGGGAAGCCGCATTAGACGCCGCCGCAGAACAGGCGGAGGATTAATATGGATAACGCACTCTTGACAATTGCGAGCAAATTAAGCAACGCGGCATGGCTGTTGACACACAACCTGGACGCTAACCGGCTAGATGCCGCCATTACAACTATTCAGGCAGCGCGGTCTATGGCAATTGCCGCCTGCACCGGAGCGGGCGAACTCCGCGCTGCCTACGAGGGCGAGCGCACCAAACGAGAGGCGTTGCAACGCGCGCTGAACATGACAGCGCAGCGCGATCCGGAACTGGTTGAAGAGGTGTTGTCCGTGTGCCCAGGGGCACAGGTGACAGTGCCGACAAAGTAGGTGAGTGTTGGCATGCTGGCGGGCGGCGCGCAATGCACCATAGGAGGCGCGTAAGCCACCGGACAAGGCGTTTAGCGCGGCGTCTGGCTACCGTCGCAACGTAGCAGCGTTGTACCCACGCAGGCCCGCCAGCCAACCAATTTATAAACCATAAGGAGATATCATGAGCAAGAAACAGGAACCTGTAGGCAAAAAACAGCATATTGGTACGCATGAGGAAAAGGAGCGCAAGGTTGATGCGCGCTGCCAGCGATGCCAACAACAGCCAGCATTGCTGCCGGATGCCTATTGCGCCCCATGCGCCGAAATTGTGGCGCAAGTGGACGCCATGTGGGAGGCGTACTATGGGCAAGAGTAAACAACGCAAACAATGCGCATGTTGCGGACGCCAGCACCCGCGTAAATACAGTCAGTTTTGCGAGGCGTGCTGGCAACATCGCCGGGCAGAAGTTCGGCGGATCATGGGGTTTATTGGACAGGAGCAATCCAAATGAACAACATCGATTTACGGTTATACCAGTGGGACTTTCGGGCGGCAGGCGTGGATATGTGGTTCGATAATGACACGGTGACGCTCACCGCCCGGCAGGGCGACAGCGCTGCCCTGACGTTGAAACGCCGTGCACCCGACTTTGCGCAGCGGTTGGACGCTCGCACTCGAACAATCGCGCGTCTGGTTTGAGACGCACCAGATGATGTCCGCCGCGCACGAGACTGACAGCTAGCACGCGGCGGCCACGAGCAGGGGCGGCGCGGACACGTCGCCCCTAGCAGGGAGAGTATAGCATGATTTTAGTGGGAGCATTGTTGTACGCTGCGGCATTCGTCGTTATTGTGGCCGTATGTGCAGGCTATATTGTCCGCGAATACCGCCCAGACTACCGCAAGCGTCGCCCGCCGCGCGCCTACCGGCGACAGAAACGGCGGCGGCGATGAGCATGTTCACTATATACGCGATTATCGTTGTTGTTGCGCTGGCGGTTGTTCTGGCCGCCGCGCTACGGATTGGAGAGTAGGATGTATTTTAAACAAATTGACGAGATTGTGTCGGGGACAAAAACCCAAACCCGTCGGATAGTAAAGCCGGGAGAATGGTTGGCAGGCGGTCCGTTTGAGGTTGAGGGCAAACAGTTCGTGTCGCCCGTGTCTATCTACAGCGGTACAATTCCGAATGAGCGCCTCAAGTGGCAAGTCGGGCGCGACTACGCCGTATCGCCCGGACGCGGCAAACCGGGCGTGTGGTGGCACCCCGGAACCCATCCGGCGTGGAAACTACCCGGCGATATCGCGACTAACGCCATATTCGATTGGCAACCGCTGCGCATTCGCATCACAGCAATCCGCCGGGAGTCGTTGCAGGACATCACGCCTGATGATGCCCGTGCCGAAGGCAAACCGCACGAATACCCCTGGACTGGTCCCGTAACTCACCCGCACCAAGTGGATGCTGTCGCGTGGTACCGCGATCTATGGGAGCGCATTAACGGGCGTGGCTCGTGGGATGCCAATCCCGACGTGTGGGTATTGGAGTTTGAGGTAGTCAGGAGCAAGCGACATGAGCCGCAAACTTGACATTGCCATGCGCGTCCAGTTGGCACCCGATCTCACGATTGGCGACGCGCTGGACGAGGCACAGCGGCTATCGCGCGATGTGGAGCGCGCACTCGAACTACTGGACCGTGTGCGATGGGCGCTACAAAGTGCTGAAGACACCGACCAGTATGCGCTCAACGACCTCAAGGACGCCATTCGCATTCTGGCACCGCAGCTAGAACAACCAGATAGCACGCCGATTTTATTGTGAGGAGCGACGATGAACCAGAAACAGAAGGAACAACTTGACGCGATACGGGCGCGGTGGGACACCATTATGCCTGAAGACTTCGCGCGTTACCCGAAGGTCGCTGCCGAGCAATCATTCGCCGACGTGCGTGCGCTGCTCAACGTTCTGGACACGGCGCAGCAGCGCATCGCGGACCTTGAGGCGGCGGATCGTGCCCAGTGGGCCAAAGTCCGTGAGCGACTGTTACGAGGTGCCCGCGATACCGCACGGCAACAATACCGCCGGGAACGTGAGAACCGCCAATTACTTGAGCGCGAAATGGTCCGCGTTGCGCCGGAGCACTACGATGCCATTAAAGACCAACTGCATCGCGATATTAACGAGCCGGATAAGACATGAACAAGCAAAACAAAGGGAACGGCGCTCGTGGGATCGAATGGACGGACTATACCTGGAATCCGGTGGCAGGTTGCAAGTTTGGCTGCGAATGGCTCATGCCGGACGGACAGACGGCGCAGTGCTACGCCAAGACTGTCGCCGAGGGTCTGGCGCAGCACGCCTATCCCGATGGGTTTGAGCGGGTATACTGGCATCCCGACCGTCTGGACCAGCCGTTGCGCCTCAAAACGCCGTCTAAAATCTTTCTGGACAGCATGAGTGACCTCTTGGGGGCTGGTGTACCCGACGAGTACGTGCGAGCCGTCTTCGACGTGTGCCGCCGGGCATACTGGCATGACTTCCAAATCTTGACCAAAAACCCGGCGCGATTGCTCAAATTGGCCCACGAGATTCCGGCTAATGTGTGGGCCGGGGTGTCGGCCCCGCCCACCTTTATGCGTGGACACCAAGTTAACCAAGAGGCCATGATGAACCGTGCGTTGGAATGCCTGTCGAAAATTCACACGAGCACACGCGGTCCGCGTGTGCTGTGGATGAGCCTTGAGCCGCTGTCGTTTGATGTGGCGGTCCTGTTACATTCATGGTATGCCAAGTTCTTGGATTGGTTGGTGATCGGCGCGGCCAGCAATGGCCGGACCACCTACCAGCCCGATCCGGAGCATGTTCAACATGTGCTCAATTGGGCAGCCCCACGCGGGGTCAAGATTTTCTTCAAGGGCAACCTGGACTGGACGCCCCACCTGGAACACTGGCCGCGAGGCTGGACGCCGTATAAAGGCCATGTGCCGGATGTATAAGTGTGAGAGGATAGGAACATGAAAAAGATATGGATTGTGCTGGAAGGTCCTGACTTCGACTATGCTAGCTTCAGGGCCGCTACCTCTACTCGCGAGCGGGCGCAGCATTACGCTGATGAGCTGCTGCCCAATAAGTTTGAGGCGACGAGCTGGGTATCTCTGGTTGGGCGTTTGCATATTCAGGCTGAGGGGCGGCGCGTACACGTAGCTGAAATGCCGCTTGTCTTCTCAGATATCGTGTATCAGTGGATATTCTGCACTGATGTCGATCCCGCTGTGTAGCGGTGTCGTAAGTATCGTGACGCTATTCACAAAGAAAACCTAATGCCTGATCAGATCGAGGAAGCCAAACTCAACGCTGTGCGCTTGGCAAAGGCCCTTCGCACCGCCAAGTCGCCAGAGTCCAAGCTCGCCCCGGAGACGGCCCGTAAACGGCTCAACAGTTATTTGCGACGTTTGCTGGACGAGCAAGGCTGGGATGTATGGAAGGCGGCAGTGCAGGCAATTCATGAGTATGAAACAGGCCAGCGGGACACCTGATATACATTTCCCGCATTATGTTACATCTATGAAGCGAGAGGAGCACATCGTAACCATGCCCGCCCACACCCCGCCCCGGCAGCCCGCGCTCCCCGGCGTTGACATGCGCCCGCTGTGTCCCGGCTGCAAGCGCCCGGCGGCGCTGCTCGGCCAGTGGATGGCCGGGAGCCGCGTCTACCTGTGCCGCGCGTGCACCCTGGCGTATCCCGCGCCGGACGTGCTGGAACGTCACGACGGCAAGCGGCACGGCGTCGTCGTGCGCCGCGACGCGCCCCTAGCAGCGCGCGAACGCAAGGTCAGCCTCGAAAACTCGCTGACCCGGCTGCAGCGGGGCTGTGTGCTCAGCCTGGCCGACTGGACGCTCGCGCGCGGTCTGCCGTGCGAGCGCATCGACCACCACCCCTACCTCAACTGCCCGGTGTGCACGCGCGAGCTGCGCACCTACACCCGGCGCGTCACGGCGGGCGAGCCGGACGGCCTGGCCCCGCCCGCCATCGGGCGGCAGCTACGCCTGCCGGTGTGCCAGCGCTGCGGCCAGCCGCACGACCGGCGCGGCCCGTTTGACGCCGGCGAGGTCCAGCCGTACTGCCAGCGCTGCGACGACGAGATATCGGTCCTGGCGCTGTGGCGCAATCGCGGCATCTTCGGCGATGACGACGCCGAACACATCATGGACCGTGTGCAGGTCGCATTTCCCGGTCTGTTCGAGCGGGGCGTGCTGCCCGACCTGTGGTTTCACCTGCTGGTCGAGGCTGCCGCCACATCCCATCACCCACATTCACCTTCATAGCAAGCCCGTTGAAAGCGAGGAGCTTACCATGTCTGACGTTTCTACCACCGGCCCCTTCGAGGGCAACCATGCCACCCCCGCCATCGCCAACAACAGCCCGCTGACCTACGGCGAGGCGATTAAGCTGTGGGCCGTGCTCACCGATGACGCCCTGCCCGACGACCATGCCATCTGGCCCGTGCTGCGCCAGTGGCTCACCACCGCCCACGCCGCCCACGCACATTTATCTGGTTAAGGAAGAATGAGGCGGGACGCCCCGCCCCGGAGGAGATACGATGAACGCGAACGATAGCACAACCGACCTGCACGATCTGCGCCGCTCGATTGCTGAGCGATTGGGTGTCACTTTGGCCTACGTCCCATATGCAGACATCATGGGGTTTTTACCGTGCGATGCATTGGGATACATGGTGTTTGTTGCCACCACACCAGAGGGATACAAGGGCTATTCTCAAATGTCAGAGAGTCGCGCACTTGATGAGGCAGGTGTCCCCAACTGGCCTAGCGACCTCGGCGCGGCGCTGGTACTGTGTTTGGATGTAGCGCGCCGTCATCCCGGCAGCATGTGGAGATGGGACATAACAATAGCTGAACTTGAGACGCTATCCAAGTTCCGGGCACAGTTTACAACGCAACCCAGCGATGTCTATGCCATTGGCACCGGCAGAACCCCCGCCGAGGCTCTCTCCCGGCTGGCCCTAGCCGCGCTGTCTTGCGCCCCCCCAACCCATCGCAACCACATAGGCGGGAACGCCCTGCCCCGCCTGGCAGGTGATTGGAGAATAAACCATGTATGTCTATAACGCTCAAGAAGTCGCACGGGGTGCAATGCTAAGTATTGTGCCCTGCATTAGCCCGCCAAAGTGGGGATGGGGATTGGATATCGGGCGGAATGTGTTCCACCTGTATCATGACAGTAGTCTCTCTTGGACGCCCAAGCACGACGGTGCTACGTTCCCCGGCCCCGGCGTATATCGCCGTGTGGCAATTCGGGAGGGATGGAACGGGGACATAATCCCAGAGGGTGACTGGTGGGATCGTGCCCTGTATATTGAGGGGCGCGTGTATGCCATTCAGAGCGCCCCATTCCGTAAACGCGAGTGTAATCGGAAGCTAGCGGTGGTATCTGGCACGAAACTGTTGAACTTTACCGCATATTTACACAACAAGCTAGGGATTGAAAATCGGTATTCCGATCACCCATTTGGCGTGTATAAAACGTTTATCGAATGGTGGAATGAGCACACGTCGGGGCGATATCAATTCGACTGGAATCCCGATGTTTGGTTATTAGAATGGGCAGAAGCCTAGACGCGCGGGAACGCCCCGCCCCACGCCCAACGCCGCCAACCGGGGGCGTAGCCTAACCCCCTAACGCTTAGGGGGTAATTCCCCCACTTTTCACTTGACAAAATTGTATCGCAGCGGTACAATTAAGACAGTTGAGTAAACAGCGCAAACAGGAGATACGAAATGACGAAGAAAACACGTAAGCACACATACATTGCACTCACGACCCATAACGCGCAGATGAACGGTTACAATCTGGTTATCGCTGCCGGGCATAGCCGGAAGGCAGTCGAGGCCAAAGCCCGCGAGATTATCGGACCCGTTGTTACCGAATACGGTACGGACATCTATAAGGACACTGAGCACAAAAACCTTATCGTGGTAAGCAAGACACGTGCCAAGCGTGATTTTGGCTTCGATTGGGAACAGTTCTACCCCCACCCAAACGATCCCACCGAACAATATGAGTGGGTAGGCTAATCACACACATCGCCGCCGAAACGCCGCCCCGCGCGGCGTCTGCCGGGCGCGAAGACCCGGCACTGATGAGGCAAAGGAGTAGAAAATGAAATACTATATTAACGAAATCAGCAAGGAAGAAGCAATCACGCTGCTCGCTCGTGCTATCCTTGATGCTATCAAGGACGAACGAGAATTGGGCAACGAAGCGAAGCCCGAAGACTACCTCGACGCGGCGCGTATAAATACGCGCCGGACGCGCGACATCTCCCAGTCATCCAACGGGGGCGACTACAGCCGCTGGATCGACATTGATCCGGTGGTTGCGGGTGAACTAATTGACCTTGACGGCTGGGTCAATCCCAGCCCCGGCGTGCTGATCGGCGAGGATTGGTCGGCAGATTTTGACATCCGGGACTGGGGCGGCGCGGAATACTTCGTGCCGGATACCACGCCCGAAGAACTAGTCAGCGCGGCAGTAGCTACTCTGCTGCAGCAGGCTACCGATGACTAACCTCACGGCGCATCAAGTGGCAGCCGTGCATGGCTGCCACATCCGAACCGTCCGTCGTGCCCTACGAGCGGGCGACCTCCCCGGCGCATACAAGGTCGGGGAGGGGAGCCGCGCGGTGTGGGTGATCCCCCGCACGGCGGCAGAGCAGTGGCGGCCCCGGAAGGTGGGGCGACCCCGGACGAAGAACAACGACTAATCCCCGAAGGGGATTGCGCACACGGCGCATATAGGCCAAAGGAGGCCATGATGAACCTGAAGGAAGCTCGCAAAGTATATAATGTGGGAGGCACGTTGGTTATCAACGTCACAAAGCACCCCGTGAACTTCGAGGTTCACGGCGAGATTGTCGTTGTGCCGCCGTCTGGCGTTGTTCTGTCTGCCGAACCACGCGAAAGCGTGGTCGAGCAGTGGGACAACGTAGGGGCCAACCAATGGAGCGCTCCTAGCGGCGCGGCGGACGTAACTTTGGTCAAGACGTCTTTTGTACCGACTGCTCAGGGGCTTAAGGACTTGGAAATTTTACAAGACCTCATACAGGGCGCACGGGTGTTGTTCGTAGGCAGCATCATTGCTGCCCAGGCGTATGGACCGCCGGTGGCGGGCATGACGCCCGTGCCCGGCTTCGAGCGGGTCCCACCCGCTGAGAAACTGATGAACCCGCACAAATTCACGATTTTTCCCAGGGACGACTTTAGGTTTGATGCGGAAAACGAGGTTGAACGCAGACGCGCTGCGCTTGAACTCTTCGACGAAATTTTCGAGGGGATGGTTCAAGCCGATATGTATGGGCAGGGGTCGTATGGTTGGCCCCCGCAGGAGAAGTTCAACAACCTCCGCCGGTTGTTGGGCGCAGGGGAGGCCCCTACAAAAACCTAACCCCCCACCCCCGGCACCGCATGACCCCCGCCCGAGTACGCGGGGGTTTGTGTTGCAACGGGCCGTCGCCGCACTGCCGGGCACGCCGCCACCTCCTCAACCCAGCGCGGATCGGCGGTGATAAACCCCGTTCCAATCCGTAACCACGTTTGCAAGTTTGCCTCGATTTCAACACACGCATGAAACGGCAATCCGCCCGCAATGACGCTGTACAGGCTTGGCCCTTCCCGCACGTTGATACCGCGCGGGGCGATAACGTAGGCATAGAGCGCCGCGTCTGGCGGTGTCGGTTCCCCTAGCGGCGGCGCTTCCTCCGGCGTTGGCGTTGGCTGCGCCGTTGCCGCGTTCGTCGCATCTGGCGGCGGCGTAACCACCGTGTCAGCGCGCACGAATTCCGTATAGTGCCCTGCCGTGTCATAGACTCGTACAAATAATGGATAGGCGGCGCTGTCGTATGTCGCTGTCGGCAGCGGCGTAGCACCCCCGCCCCGCCCTGGCAGAACGCCAAACGATGCGGCATGTTCCCCCGGTCGTAAACCTTGCCCATTCGTGACGGCGTGCAAAAACGCGCCCGCTGGCACCGTGATATTGGCCGTGTACGGCGTATTGCGTAGCAAGGCCGCCGACCGTGCCACCATGTAGCCGGTCGGGTCCCACATGGCGACCAGTGGCGCAAAGCTGATGACGTATTTTGTCGCCCGCTCAGACCCCAACCCACACACGTTGTTGGCGACGCTGGTCAGGCTCTCCCCGCCCAACACACGGTCACGCCACGTATTGGCGAATGGCTGCATATACACATCGCTGCCAAACCCGGCCCATTCCAGCGCGGCGGCGGGTAAGCTAAACCCCTCAGCAGCAAGGTCAACGGCGCTAATCATGGTCAACGCGGCGTACTCGGTGCCCTGGCAGCCATACGGCTGATGTCCATAGCCCGGCACACGGTGATCCCAATAGTAGAAGTCCGCTTCGGGGCGGAATAGCTGCTCAATGGTATGCTCCATAAGCTCCCGCGCGCCCATGTTCCACAGAGACGCATCGCGTCCGCTGTGCGCTGCCAGCCTGCCTACGTAGTAGTGCAGGCGAATAATCGCGGTATACGGGTGGGCCAAGTCTTTGAAGGGCAGCGCGTTGTAGCTACCTTCTTTGTCGCCCCAACGCGGGATGTAGTCATTAAACAGGTAATCAATCCAGAACGCGGCGCGATCCGTGTACACATCGGCCTCGACTAGCGCCCAGGTGTAGGCGACAATCAGACTGTGACACAGGGCGCTATCCATACTGTGGTCATCACGCCCCCACCAGTAATGTGACGGATCGGCATACGGTGCCATCCACACCAAATCACGGTAGCCATCGCCATTATGATCGGATACGTTCCCCGCCACCAAATCCATAAGTCGCACGACTTCGGCCAGCACTTGCGCATCGCCGGTCACGCGGAAGGTTGTCAGCGCCGCTGTCACGCCCGTGTTGAGCGTCCGGGCGCAGCGGTACAAATCCCCACTGGCGGCGGCGCTGTCGAGGTCCGGGTACTGGCGGTCGCTGTCCCACAACGCAGACAGGAAGGCCGCGTAATGCCCCCGCTGGTTGTCGGGTAGTTGCGCCGCGTCAAAGGACGTGACGTTGTGATCCCACACGTCACCCTCGCCCGGCGGTGTATTCGTCGGCGTGGCAGACGGCGCGGGCGTGGTCGGCGTATTGGTCGGAGTCGGGGTCGCCGAGGGCGTCCAGGTGGGCGACGGCGTTGCGGTATGCGTGGCGCTCGGTTCTCCGGTCGGCGCATCTGTTGGGCGTGGCGTGTTTGTGGGCGGTGGCGTTGGTGTGTCGGTGGGCTGCTGTGTTGGTGCAGCCGTGCCCGGTTGCCCGATGGCAACGCGGAAGGGTGTCCCATCCCGCACGCCATTGATTTCCACCGGCTCCACGTCGATGACGCCGCACGCTGCCAGCAGCAGCGCCAGCGCAATACCTGCGATGTGTCGTATCTTCATAGCTGCTCCCTGCCCCCTATTTTTTAGGGGTCTTCAACGAATTTGCAAAATTGGTGCAAAAAGGTATTGGCTTTTGCTCTATAATGGTATATACTTAAGACAGTTAAGTAAACTACAGCATGAGCTAATCAGGAGATACCAATGAACGAGTACATCCGCACCAATGATGAAGGCGCTAGCGTTTTGGACTACGGCCTGCTTAACGTGGCCGACCGCATCAACTTTCTCGAAGACTGCCGCCGGATTGCAGCCAACATCCTTCTTGACCTTGAAGACGAAGACTTCTCGAACGCTGAGAAGGCAGAGAGTATCAACAGCGCCGCATCCGTCGCGTTGGATCATCTGTATCTGGTCGATGGCAACGGTGATGACGTTGAGGTGGACCCGGACACGCTGAACATGATGCGTGACACGATTGAGAGCGCTCTTGCTGAGCATTACGGTATTGAGTTGGCATAATCAGGCCCCCTACCACAATCGACAACAGCATGACCTAAACAGGAGACACGACATGAAAAGCAAGAGCAAGAAAATCAACAGCGTAATTGAAAACGGAATGACACTAGTAAAAAAACTTCCCAATGACCGATTTATACACGGATGGTACGATATCGAGGCCGATCTGTTCGTCGTTGAGGCATTCACTTACGGAATGCCTAGAGACTGGCACACCGAACTCAATACCGTTGAAGAATTCGAGGCTGAGCTTCGAGATACCGCTAATCTACGCTGCTGGGGGCTACACTTTCTGTAGTCCTTGTTTATCCACCCGCCCCGCCCCGCGCGGGGCCTTTCCCTTTGGAGGTTCCCATGCCAAACCAACCCAACGACGTTGTGAACATCTCGTTCAAACTCACTCGCGCCGAACGCGCCGCCGTAAAAGAACTGGCGGACGGCAACGTCTCGGCCTATCTCCGCACCCTGGCTAGGGCAGACGCCGCCAAACGCGAACTGTCCTGGCCGGATGCCGCGCTAACCGACACGCGCGGCAAGTACCCCCGCCGCAACGAGTAGCCCCAGGGCGGCCCCGCGCCGCCCGGTGCTATTTAAACACGCCTGCCAGGGCGTTATGCCAATCAACGTCCTCGCCTACTGTGATGGTCTCCCCCCACGTAACATATGGCGGCCTGAAGGTTGGCCCCACTACAATCGGATAGCGCGGCAAGGTGGCGATGAGCGCGTCTTGTTGTTGTACGCGCGCTTCCAATTCCGCGATGCGTGCCTCAAGTGTTTCGATGCGTTTTAGCAGCTCACCTTTCTTCATGGTCATATACCCTTTCAATCCTCGTGCGCCCTTCGCGCGCGCTCCACCCTGCCAGTCCGGGATATACACAACGCCCGGCATAGATGATCAGGCCCGGCAAATGCAGCGTAATCGACGGATCGGTATGGTCGATATGCACCCCTACCGAAAGCCACCAATTTGACGCGAGCTGTATGTCCCACTGGCGGCGGCAGGTGGGCTTGCGCCATTCATCCGGTAGCAGCTTCCGTATCATCCGTTTCCTCATCTAGCCAGTGCTGAAAATCAAACGTCTTGGTCATGCCCCGCGCCAGCGTGCTCACAAGACGTTCCTCGGCGCGTTCATACAGGTCGGTCAGTGTATCTCGGTGGCCCTCCGGCGCAAACTCCACAATGTGCGCTACCGTGTCGCTCATCTCGGATAGCGCAATATGCAGCACCTCATGGGCCACAAGCTCAAATCCATCCTTGTCCGGCTGAATATCCCGGTCGAAGAACAGTCGCGCCCGTTTGTAGTGCGATTGCAGCGATGCCAGCCCGTCGGCGCTTTCGTTCCCTGCCGGGCGCTGGCTGGCGTTGTCTGGATAGATGTCGATCTGCCATGCGTCTAAAAACAACATGGCAGCTAGGCGGCTCGCAATCGTAAAAACCCACTCCGGCACCCCTGCCATTACTGTCCCTCGTGTGCCTCGGCTGGCTTCGCCTCATCGTCGCGCCAATCATCCGGCACGGCATCCGTCGTGTGCAGCCCGGTATCCAGCAGGTGCAACGCTTCGCGCGCCGCCACGTTGGGCAGCGTGCTCAGCGCTTTCCGAATACGCTGCACGTCGTCTCGTGCGATTAGTAGCCAATCCATTAACTATCCTTTTCTCGTCCTGGTCGTGGCGTACCAATTTGCGCGTCAAGAAAGTCCGCCGCCGCTGCAATGGCAGCGGGCAGCAGCACCGACCAGGGTACAGTCGGCGCAAGTTTGAGCAGCGCCCGGATTGTCTTATCAGTCGGGTCGTTGACTGCCTCAATTGCTTGTGGTTCATAGCGGCGCAGCACAAACCACGCTTGCTTGACGTTCATGACGCCCTGCGGTGCAAATTTTGCGAACAGGTACATAGCACCGGAGACGCTCAACACGCCAGTCAGTGTGCCGAGCAGGTAGCCGAGATATTGCCAAAAGGTTTTATCTGCGAAAAGCGCGTCCATATATCCTCCTATTGATACGTGTTTGCTAGGGCCACCAACGGCGCGGCAGGCACAATGGCATAGTTGTAATGGTCCAGCCGCCCAGAGCGATAACACGCCGCCTGCTCTGGCGCGGTGGGGCGCACACTACACGCAATGCGCCATTGACGAGCATTGTCGGTGGCCGGGTCCCAGGCGCGCACAAAGGCGACCACGAGCACATCTGTGTAGCCGCCGGGATCAACCTTGCGATTATGCCAATTCCACGCAGTCCAGTTAATATCAGAGGGCAAATGCTCGACGTATTCCCATACTGGAATGGCGGCCAAATCGCGCGCCAGTGCTGCTAGGTCCATATCACACGACCGGACAGCGGGCGGTCGTGATAGGTCGCATACGCCGCCGCTGCTCTGCGCAACCCACTCGTGATAATCATTGCCGTCGTTAAGTTGCAGCGTGACGGCGAACACCTGCGTCGGGTCGAGGCCACGCAACAGCGCCCCGGTTTGGGCAGTGGCGGGCGTGGGAAGCACGAACACAAACACGGCAAGCAAAAGCAGGTATCGTATACTGTTCTCCATCCAGGTTGCCATTACGCCACCCCGCCTTTCTGCGCCAGGTCTAAGATTTGCGCGCCCGTGAGCGCCGTGCGGTAAAGTTGGACGTGAGCAATATACCCATCCCACACGTTCTGGGGTATGTTGTTTGTCGCGCCGATTGCAGCGGTGTTGCTGGCAAGATTAGCCGCCCATGTTCCCACGCTCGTGTCGGTTTGCAGCGCCGTCCCGCTGTCCTGGTAATATTTGACTTCCCCGCTCGCCCCCGCATTCACGTCCCACGTCATCGCCAGCATAAACCAATCGGTAGTTGAAATTGTCAGGTCGTAGAGCTTGTTGCCGCCAGAGTCCTCGCGTAACAGTCGAATGGTGTTGTTCGCCACCTTGAAAATACGGATGCGGTTATTGCCATCGCCCTGGATTGACACCAGCTCTTGTTGGCTTCCGTCCGTCCAGACTCCTGCCCCGGATACCTGGGCAAACACCACCAGCGTGCCCGCGTCTGGGTTAAAGAAGCTGTTCAGGTCCACCGAGTACACATCCACCACGTCGTTCAGTCCATCGAACAGGTACGCCAGCGTTTCATTTGGCCCCGTTTGCCCGACGGTGGCCCCGGTGGTAGAGCCATCCAGGTTGCTGTCATTGGCGGCAATATTGAGTTGCGTGGTCGATACATCGTCAATACTGCCATCAAAATCCGATGTGGCGCTGAATACCAAATCCGTGCCGTTGGCGACGACCGTCTCGGTGAACGTATCGTTGCTACTGCGCGCTGTGCCCGCCTGGGTTCCGCATTTCGGCGTAATGCTGCCCGCCGACCGTCCCGACACCGTAAATGTCACCTCGTAGCTACGCCCACTGCCCAAAATACCAGCCTGGGTCAAATCGCTGGCGGTACCGGCGGTGTGTGTGGCGTTGCCCCCGCTGATCGTCCAGCCCGACCCTTTACTCCACACTGTATCGCTCGCAAAGTCACCGTTGATAACGATATCGCGCCCCGTTGCCAGCGCGGTATTGTAGGCATCAACCGTCGTCCCCGATTCCTCTTGCATGGCCCAATATACGCCACCATTGGCATCGATGATGGTTTGGATTTGTGTCACCATCGAGGCCCACACGTCCCCGCTGTGCTCATAATTCTTAATCCAGTTGCCATCTTTGAGCAGCGTGGCAGTAAATTCGATCTCATTCTCATACGGGAATTGGTAATCAAGCGACTCAACCGTCACGGTGCACCCATATTTGGGCATGTTCCCGGCAGTCCCTTCGGGTCCCCAGTAAATGGTGCCGTAATTTCCTACTGCCAACGCCGACCGGATAGCACTTCCTGCCGTTCCGTTGCTGAGTACCACCAGTTCCATCGTGGCACTTTTGACGCCTTCGACGTGGCTTTCATCACTATCCGCCCCGGCAGTTGTATCATAAAGCCCAGAGGATTCGCCCGTGTCGAGGGCGCGGAAATCGCCCGATAGGTCTACGCCTCGAAATTCGACGTATAAATCTCGCCCGCTATGATGTGTCATGTATCGCCCTCCCCGGCGTACTGCGCCGCCTCCCCTGCTTCCGGTTCCGACGCGGCTTTGTCGTGCGCGCCTTCAACGGCATTGGTGCGCAGCAGTGCGGCCACCTGTTCGATTTGCGAATTGGCCGATAGCAGACTGGTAGCCGCGCGTGTTATTGAGTTTTGTGCTTTGGCAAACAGCGGTTCAACGCGCGTCTGTACCTCTTCTGCGGTAAGCGTTGGCACTTCGGCGATGGCGTTTTTGACTTCCCCCAGCAACTCCAACGCGGCGCCGGTGGACTGTTGCGCCTCGCGTCGCCCGGCTATAATGAGATCGTGCGTTTGCGCCGTATGGTTGCGTGCCCGCTGATCCATTTGTTCCAGGCGGTCCGACATACGATCCAATACTTGCACCTGTTTTTCTTCTATGTCGTTTCGGCGTTGATCCACCGCTAATTCCTCCTTGCGTGTATCGCGCCATGCCGTGATCCACGTTGTCGCCAGTGCGGATAGGGCGCGGATAATCAGAACCGCTCCTGCGACGACTGCGATAGCAACGCCATAATCTCCGATGTATTCCTCAATACCCATTCGTTTTTTCCCCACTCCGGGGCCTTTTATGCTATACTGTCTGTAGCCCGCTCTGCGCGCTGGCCCTCACGTCACGCGCGGCGCGGGCACTATTGGCCTGTCTCTACCTTGCCCAACGGAAGCCACAAGATATCGCATCCCCACACAACACGCGCAAATCCATCGGCCTCACCAATTTGCACCGCCGTTTGCCCTGCCAGCACATGATAGGGCGTGGCGGCTCCCGCCATCGGTGCCCAGTGCAGCGCCACATCCTCACGCGCCCGTACCAACTGCGCACTGGCGTCAATTGGCAGCCGGTGTGTGCAACCTGTGTCGGGCGTATTGGTCGTGGCAACGGCTTCCAGCGGCACGGCGGTGGCAAGGTGCGCCAGCGCTTCCGGATCGCATACGGGATCGCTAATGCGCATGGTATGATACCAGCGATAGTGCCACACATCTGCCACCTCGGAGAATAGATATAGCACGTAGCTGCCGTGATTATCAGCGCTTGTCCAGTGATAATACTTGGTTTCGTGCGGCTGGAAAATCCCCAGGTCCCTGAGATTATCCCCCGTCTGGCTGGACGCATATCCAAAATGGCCTGCAATGTCGTCACCGGTGGGGCTGTTGGTAATGGATAAGACCCATTCGTATTGTGTGTCGGGGATAAGACATGACGACGCGATGGGCCGCGCCTGGCTTGGTGACGCTTGTACCGTCGTGCTCGTAAGTGCCAACACGATAATAAACCCTATCACAATCCGTTTCATGTTAATTTCCTCCCTCTGGCGTAAACCAAAAAGCGTACAATAACGCGGCATATCCCGATGACGAGGCATCCTTGCTGGATAGCGTGCCTTGCAAAACGTGTGTCCCGGACCCGCTCAGGACGACGCCCGTCATAGTGTCGGTGGCAAGCGTGGCGGTGCCTGCATACAGATTGATCGTGCCAGCGGTTGCGCCATCGACCCGCACTACCATTTCCCCACTGGCATCTGTTTTGTAGGAGCGCACCCCTACCGTGTACGTCCCCGCCTGCAACACGGTTTCATGTGTAAATCGGTTAAGGTGCTCAGCGGGGTTTTGGCGCGTGCGCGGCACTCCCATGTCCAGCAGGCTGTATGACACGGTAAGGGCGCTCCCCTCTGCTACCCGCGATAGAAAATGGGGCAGAAACGCCCGCGACGGCATGGCCTCATGTAAATAGGTCTGGTTATCACGCACATGCGCATTCATGTGTGTGTGTGTGACAACATCGTTCACATGCCAGTCGCGCGGCTCAGTCCAGGCCATTAGTTTCCGCCTTCTGGCGCAAGCCAGTACACATACAACCAGGCACGGTAGCCGGACGACGAGGCATTTTGTGTATCAACGCTCACGCTTAGGGTGTGCAAGCCGTTATCGCCAATTTCCACATTGGCGATTTCCTCCGTGTCGTCAGCCCCGGCCCCATACAGGTCGATTGAGCCAATGGCGGCCCCATCAATTTCAATATCCATGATGCCCGAACTTGAGTCCTTGTAGCACCGTGCGCCAAACGTATAAGTACCCGCTTGCAACACAAACTCCTGCGTCCAATTGTCTCCCGGAGATGACCCGGTCTGCCTGGTCCGGGGCGCGCCCATATCCTGGTTGGCATACGATACCACAAACGATCCGCCCGATTGCACACGCGCCTGAAAGTGACGCATAAAGGCCCGCGATGGCATGGCCTCATACAGATAGGTCATGTTGTCCCGAATGTGAGTGTTGAACTGTGATGCGCTGTTCACTTCGTCATCAACCCATGTGCGTGGCGTCGTCCAACTCATGGCTACTCCTTCAAATTGCCAGGCGGGTGGTACTGCCCAGCCGCCCATAGACGTTGTCGTTTAAAATCCAATAGGTTTTGTCGGTCAAGGGGCGAACAAACCAGTTAATGGAGGCCACGCCCGACGCTTGCCAATTGCTCCGAATGCCGATGATTAGCACCTTTTGGCTCACTCCCAACTGGGACTCGGTCAGGTCAATCATGTCACCGATATGCTTGCCGTAGAGGACTGTGCCCCCGATGTCCGTTTTGTTCGTAAATCGCATGGACTGCACGCGATACGTAGGCGTTTTGTAGCGCGTCAAAAAGTAGTTGGCTACCTCAGCAGCAAAGTTCAGTGTGGTAGAAAGTGGTAGCGGCCACCGATATTCACGCACGCCATACGATGCAATAGCCGTACCGTCTTCGCGAGTAATGTCTTGTGTTTCATACGCACGGATGGCACGACCGCGCACTTGCAGTCCGCGTAGGTACAGCGCACCCAACGCCCGGCTGGTAATCGAAAGCTCAATATTGCCGCCGGTCAGGGCGGCACTAATCGTAATCAGGCGGTCCAGCGTGCGCGATACGCCTGCCCCGCCGACGGTTCGCATGTGACCGCCTACAAATTCCGGGTCCTCGGACCCATCGGTTACTTCGTAGTCTGTACCCGCCTGGGGCGTGATAATATCCGTTGCTCCCACGATTTGCCCGGTATCACTTTCGATAAATGGCACATTGACGTAGTAGCCCTCGTCATATCGCCGCTCAGTAGGATTCCAGCGCTCGCGTCCCGCACGGGCGGGCACCTGTAGCTCACGCCCTGCTCGCGCAATAACCGCCGTGCCCTCTACCTTGCGCCGGGGCGTGTGGGTCACAACCGCGCGCGTATAGGTTTCGTCCAATGCCAGTCGCCCCACCACCGCGCTTGCTGTGTCGTTGATTACCAGGGCGGTTGCGGCTGTAACCTGTTTGAACAGATGCAATCGGTCTTTGTAAATGAGCGTGCCGCCGCCATTGGCATAAAACAGCGCTACCGGCTCGCTGGTAACAATATCCTGGATGGCACGTAGTGCGTTGGTTTGCCCATGTGACCATGTGTCGGCTGCAAGCTCAATGGTTTCAACGCCTGTATCGAAGTTGGTCAATCCGGCAGGTTCGTCGCTGCCGTCCTCCGTGCGTCCACTGGCCGGGGCATGGGCTGAGCTACGGGACCAGCGTCCGGTATACAGCACCTTGACCGTGCTGTGCGGCCAGGTCCCCCGTGCGACGGCGGTTAACGGCACTTCCGCCTCGGTAACTGATGCCACCGTGACGATCAGATTGGCATCATAGCCCGTGTCCGTCCATGATGTGCCGCTCCATTCGTACAGCGCGCCGCTTGCATACTGGCTGCTACCGCTGCGGTCCCAGCGCCAGTAATTGCCACTGCTCTGCGCACTGGTAGGGCTGAGTTTGAAACTAAATGATGCATTGGCATAAAATGGCGTCCCCAGCGTGACTGTGTTGCCGCCGCCCGGATTGGGCGTCAGCGTCCCCGTGCGAAGGCGGTCATCTGCGTTTGAAGTGGGAGATATGCCTGCATATATCCCCCACGTTAATGTGCCGGTGGGCGAGCCAATGCTGCTATCAAGGTTAAACACAAGACTCGTAAGCAGGCCGGGCGTGGTCACAGTTGAAAACGTTTGTGATTGCTCGTAGGCTGTACCCCCTTTGTTGCCAATCGGGGCCTCACCTGTAGACCCGGTATAGATTGTTTGTGTGCCGCCTGTAAAGGTAGTCCCCGCCACGCGCGAGCCGGCGGTGAGATAGGGCTGGCGGCGTGTCGCGCTGGTATACACGGTGCTCTCGGTTTCGGCGGTATTGATGGCCGCTGCAAAGTTGTCGGCGGTGGCTTCCTTGCTGGCTCCAATAAGCACTTGATTGGCGCTGCTGCCCAGTGCATTCACAAACTGGTACGTCTGGGTTTGGGTGCCGGTCTGTGGGTGTTCAAAATACACCGTGACAGTTTCGCCCTGTTGTGGTTGCCCTGTAAACTTTACGTCATAAACCGCCGTGTCCCCCTCCATTGCTGCCGAGGTGACAAGCTGCAAAAGCCAGTCTGCCGTCATGTTTTCTTGCAGGGGCAAGGTTAAATCCGCTGTGCGCAGATCGCCTAGAATATCCTCGCATAGCAATTCGCAGGTTCGATCACCATCGACTGCCCCCGATGATGGCGTCCAGCCGCGCGTCTTGCCCCGGAACCAATCCCAAACCGTTGTCCCATCTGTCATTTGGATTTGAACGGGCAGATTGGGCAGCAGCTTGCCGTAGTAGGTGCCGCCCGTGTATGCTGGCGAAAACCGCTTATCCGTATTGACCAGCGTAAGCGTGGCCTGCCCTACACTGGCAACGGTTTTTTGTTCCGACTGCATCCCCGCAATGACGGTTAAGGCATTGACATATCCGCTAATATCATCGCCCGACGTAGTAAAATCGCCGTCGTTATCAAAGTCGATCCGGACCACCGGATAAATGTTTGCCATAACCCCTCAGCTAAATACCAATGATACGTTTCGGCGCGCAGCCTCGGCCTCTAGCGCATCAAAGAACGTGACCGGGTCTTGTACACCCTGTATTACCACATTCCCAATTGCCAATTGCCCGCCGCTCGCAGCAGACGCGGACGCCGTATCAACCGTATATTGCCCTTTGGGGTAGAACGTGCCCGCCGTGTCCGGCACAAACAACTCCGGCTGTGCGCCCGCACCAATCAGGTACGGTTCTCCTTTTTTGCCTCGCCCGCCTGTGTCCATGCTGCCAAAAACGGCCCCAATCGCTTGTCCGAAAATGCCGCCCTCGCCCCCTGGCACAAGGTCCGTTAGCGCATCGGCCAATGCACCCGGAGCCGATTTGATGCCTTCGACAATGGCGTCTACAATGGATTTGCCGATATTGATGAATGCCTCCTTGAGCAAGTCCAGATTGACATCGCCAATCGCATCAGTGATAGGAGAAATGAGGTTGTCTGACAACCAGACACCCAATTCATGCCAGGCGTTGGCAATGCCATCAAGCGCCGCTTGCCCTAGCAGTGCCGCTACGGTTGTGATGCTCGTTGAATCAAGGGCACCGATTGCCAATGTGAGCGGGACCAGGATTTGCGCTCTGAGCCAGTCCAGCAGCCCCCCAGCGATGGACCCGATGCCATCTAACAATCCTTGCCCTAACGGACGGCCCAGCGCCGCCAGTGTTTCGGGGTCAAGCATAGCGAAGGCATTACCGATCGGGGTGATAATGTTGGTTCGCACCCAGCTTGTAAAATCGCCAAACCCCTCCATTATTTTGGCAGCGATAAAGCCCGGCAATGCTGTAAAGGTTTCGCCAATCGCATCAAGCGCCGGTCCCCACGATGCAAGCCCCGCCTCTACATCAATGCCCAGCAGGCCCCCCAGGTCAATTGCCAGTCCGGTAGGGATGGCGAGCAGCGCATTGGCTATGCCCTCAATAGCCCCCGCCACATCGCCCTCGCGAATGGCGTCACCCACTTCGTTGACGGCATCGCGGAAGCCATATAGATTGGTGGCATAAGCACCTACCAGAATGCCCACTAACCCGACCGCCCCGCCAAACATGGTAAGCACCTTAACGGCACTGCCCAGGCCCGTTGTAAGTACGCCAATCGCCGTAATAACTGGCCCTGCCACAAAGGATAAGCCAATCAAGCCCGCAATAACGGGCAAAACCGCCGGGGCCGCTTCGTTTAAATCAGTTATCAGCCCCGTTAATGCAGGCAGCAGGTTATTAAGCGGTGGCAATAACGCATCGCCAATCGTAATAGCCAGATCATTGGCATTATTTTTGAGGTTGGCGATATTGCCTGCGGTTGTATTCGCACGCTTTTGGGCTTCATCCATTGCCGCCGTGTTGTCGCCCCAGGCTTGTGTGGCGCGATCGGTCAGTCCTGCCAATAATGCAGTGTTGCCGGATAATCCCAGCAGAATGGGCGTAATTCGTGCCCCACTCCATCCCAGATCGTCAAGTGCCTGAATTTGCTCGCTAGGGTCAAGCTCGCCTAATCCCTCAAGAAATGTCTGTAATGCCCCGCTTGCGTCTGTTTCCCAATGTGTTTTGAAGTCAGTTGCCGTTTGCCCGGAGATTTCCGCTAGGGTGGATAGTTCTTCGTCTGCTTCAGCCACAAACGTTGTGATGTCATTCAAAACCCGCGAAATGGCAGTCCCGCCCGCCTCTGGTGCCACGCCCAGTGACGACACGGCAGCGGATAATGCCAGCATTCCCGGCTCGCTCATCCCGGCCAGTGCTCCGGCGGCTCCAATGCGGCTAGCCAGATTCAGAATTTCACCCTCGGTTGTGGCCGCGTTGTTGCCCAGGTCCACAAGCGTCGAGGCAAAGCGATCTACATTGGACATATCCATGCCCGTGATGTTGGCAAACTGTGCCGTCATCACCGCCGCTTGATCTGCCGTCACATCGGTTGTCATTCCCAGAATACCCATAGTTTCGGTAAACTTGAGAATGTCCTCCGTCTGTACGCCTAGCTGTCCGGCAGCTTCGGCTACGCCTGCAAGCTCCTGGTGGGCATTGGCTAAGGATGAAACAGGGCTTTCGGCGCTAGTAGCTAGATCACGTAGCCCCTGTTCAAGGTCGGCGAGTTCCCGATCGGTCCCATCAACAGTTTTTCGCACGCCCGCAAAGGCGTCCTCCCAATCGATGGCCGCGTTCGCCGCCACCAACCCCAGGCCCGCCAACGGCGCAGACAGCAGCGACACCTTTGCGCCAATCCCCGTAATATTGCGCCCGACGCTTTCCAACCCCGACCCAAACTCACGGGTCATGGTATTCAGGTTTTTGCGAACCTTGCCCGTCTTTTTATCGAAGTCGCTTGTGTCCGCTGCAAAGACTGCGCGGAGAGATGCTACATCTGGCATAACAAAAAGGTGCCTCCTACATGTGGCACCAGGCCCTTAGCGTCGTACTGTGCGATGCCGCCCCTTGCGGCTTAACCGTTTCGCGGGCTTGGGTGCTTGTTGCGCCCGCCGTTCGCCATCTTCAATGCCAAAAATATCGGCTACTGTAAACGGATCGTTATCTAGCAGGTCGTCAATGTAGTCAAGAGTCCAGCCGAACAGCTTTGCCAGCCGGACTCGTGTCGTCCGCCGCCGGATGTCGGTGGGCAGTTCGGCCTTGAACTTGATGGCGCGATACACCCACTTGGACATTTCAGTTTGCCTAGTCGCGAAAAATGTCCCCCGCGACGCGGCTCACCTCCTGCGCCGCTGTTTTCCAGTCCTGCGGCGACAGGTCATCATAGCTTTCGAGCTTGCTCGGATCGCCTGCCAGAGGCCATGACGTGATAACCTCCGCCATGATGCGGTTAATCTCGTCAATGTCCATTGCCCGATTTGCTGTCTGCCACTCACGAATGGCTTTCATCGTGGTCCAGCCCGAAAGGTCAACTTTCCAGCCATTCTTGCTCGCCATTACCATGTACTCCCATCGTGCTCATAGTGCGATGTCCAGGTGCCATCCTTGACCAGCGATACCGTGAATTCGACCTCGCCATCATAGGGATAGCTGTAATCCATACTCTCAACCGTTGCCGTGCACTCGTATTTCGGGTTGCCGCTGGCGGTGCCATTCGGCCCCCATCGCAGTGCCGCGTTCGTGCCGACGGCCAGTGCTGAGCGTACTGCCGATCCCGCCGTGCCATTGCAGAGGATGGTCAGGTCAATCGTTGCGCTCCTGACCCCGGTTACATGACTTTCGTCTGTATCGGCCCCGGCGGTTGTGTCAATAATGTTGATGCTTTCGGATACGTCCATTGACCGGAAATCCCCGGACACGTCGGTAGCCCCAAAGTCAACATACAAGCTTTTGCCTGCATAGTGCGCCATACGTCACTCCTTACTAGCTTTCATGCGATAGTCACCCACGTAACGCCACAACTGACGGCCCTCGTGGTTTTCCACTAGCTCTGCGACTCGCTCACATGCTAGCCAGTAGTTTGACCACCCCGGTATTGTCAAACTCTGCTCGTGTAGGACGCCTTGTGCGGCATCTAACACGTTTTCGGCTTCTTGCCGGGTGCCCCCTACGCACTCCACACGAAACACGTCATTTACGTCATCGCGCGGCGTGGTATTGGGCCACTGGGCGTTTGCGCTGTAGTACACAATATAGGGTGTGTCGGTACCCTCTGGTGCTTGCAAGCGCCAGATATCGGTCCCGACCAGGTCCGTTACTGTGCTGGCCCCTGACAACTTCGTATACAACGCGCTGCCAGCAGCGGGAAGATTGCTTGTCATCCCGTCACTGCCTTTGCCATAACGCCCCGTTTGCGTGCATTTTCGGCGGTGGTTTCAGCCGCCGGGAGCAAAAACGGACGCGGAGCAACTTGCGACGTGCCATATTCCATATACACGCCATGCTCCGCGTTTACAACAGTCGCGGCCACCAATGTCCGCAGGCGTCGCCCCTGGATGCTGTTCCACAGTGCCCCCGTATCTACATTCGGAGGATAGCCAGGACGCGAGGCCACATGCACTTTCTTGCCGCGTTTATAGGTGCGTCCTGGCGGACCACTCCCAAAGGACTGCTTTGCTTCCCGCTCGCAATCCAGCGCTAAGCCCATGACGAAATCGTCCGCGCGCCCCGGAAAGTTGCGCTCAATTTCATCCAGTTTTGTTGTGTCCAACTCAATCCGCACTCTACTTCGCTTCGGCATTACCGTACCTCATGTATGATGGCGCGCCGCGTTACGTTCCACGAATGCACATCATCTAACTTTAGTACCTCATATGTTTTGCCATCAACCTCTATTTGGGCATCTTCCACCAGCGGCGCATCATAGGGCACGGTCAGTTGATAGGCCATAACGGTAACTTCCTTCAATGCTGCCTCGTCTATCATGCCCTGGCTACTCCGCATGGGGTCAAGACGGCACGAGACAGTCCCGTTCGCAGTTGCCGCTGTCGTTTCGGTCCATCCCCCCGCCCCGTCGCTGGTGCGCGTTTTGACTTTGATCACCGCCGTATCGGGTAGCGCGTTAAGAACCTCAGTGCGCATCCAGGCAAGGTCACTGGTGCTTAGCCAACTCATGTTCGCTTCCGCCTCACATTACTAAACGTGACGCTGTCGGCCCGCGTTAGGGCCTCGCGTAGTTTCTGCATGGCGATGTCGGTTTTAACCACCGAGCGCCCCTGTGTCGCACGGATCAGCCGGGCTGAACGCAGGGCCTCTCGCGCCGCATCGCGTAGTGCCAGCAGCGCGTGCATTTCTTCATTGGTTATGCTAGGCATTGACATCGCTCCTGTTGCGCCGGACCATGCGGGCCGCGCCGCCCGCCTGCCGGTCGTAGAACAATGCCATATCCTGGTACTGTTTGTATAACTTGCTGGATTCCTGACGGTGATTGTCGGTGCTCCAGGTCACACGAGTTGCAACGTTGGCGGCTTTTTGCCGCCACACATGCGCAGCGGCCCGATCCATGTCATAGCGCCGCGCCGTCAAGAAATAGCTGGTGCCGCCCTGGTCAGCAGAAAACCGTACCAGCCCCGCCAGATAATCCGGCGTGTAATTAGCCGTACCAACATGATCGCCCGTACTATCCTGAACAAGCCAGACCGCCGTGCCGCCTGCTGCCTTTTCCCACCAGCCGCGCGGGAAATAATAATCGTAATACCGCGCGTTGCCGTCCTGGTCTGTGCGCGGCTTCATAACCAGCGTGTAATCGTAGTAATCCACGCGGTATTGGTCGAGCACGTCTTGCAGGTGGTCATCTGAAAAATATGTCTGGCTGCCCAGCGTGTACTCCGATGTACCGGCTTGCGCGCGGGCGCGTAGCTCAGTAATCAGGTCTGTCATGCCCGTCCGTGCTGTCATGCGCTACTCCTCGCGAAATATAACCTGATCACCATTGCTCCCCATTGGCAACGTCCATGAGCGCCCGCTCATACCCGTCTACCATCTGCTCAACTGTGCGGTGGTCGGCCACCCACTGCCGAACGGTATCACTTTCCAGCGTGTTTGTGCGCTCAACGGCGTCCGCCAACTCATCTACGCCGTCGCATACAAACCCGGTAACGCCATGCTCAATATATTCAGGCAATCCGGCAAGATTGAGGCCAATCACAGGAACGCCGCACGCCGCCGCTTCAAGAGCCACCAGCCCCGCGCTTTCTATCGAAAATGGGGCCAGCAACGCCCGCGCACCATGCAAAAATGCCACGAGGTCAGCGCCGCTTTTCGGTCCTACATACGTCAGGCCGTGCGGGACCGGAGGGACAGGTCCCGCATACTGCACAGGAACGCCGGTTAGCATAGTGACCTGCCGCGCCGTATATGGTCCTTTGGGACTGTGGAAATGCCCCAGCCAGGCCAGATAGTCCCCGCCGCCATTGGTGCGTACCGGCCATCGGGTAATATCCACGCCGTTTCGTACCACGCGCCCGCGCGGATCGCGCCACCATGCCCGGTGTGCCTCGCTGACATATACAGCACACCGCCCCGGCGGATGTTCCCGGTCATGGCTTACATTGACAATCGGAAGGCCGGTGTCGTGTTGCGCCGCCTGGTGCTCATGCCCGCCATCCAAAATGGCGTCGAAGGATGTTAGCGCGCCATCCTGGTAAAAATCCATCTCCTGGTAGCCGGTGACGAGGCGGCATGTTGTTTCACTACCCCACCCGGCAAACAGCGTGACATCGTGTCCGCGTGCTGTCAAGCCTTCGGCTACTGCTAGGTTTATTTTGCCTAATCCATGCCCTGGAAAGTTGGCACTGGTTGGCAGTCGCGTGTCGCTCAGTACGGCAATCTTCATTGTGGCCTCTCGCCTTTCAATACAGGGTCAAAGTTGTTTGGAAACCCATGTGCCCGACGCAGATTAAACAGCGCCTCATCACGAGGTGCTTTGGGTGAGTTCTCCCGATCCAATGTGTCTTTGTGTGTCTGCCCAGGGCGCGTCCAATGAATATGCTGAACGACTGCCGCCCGGCACCACACAAAACGTCCGGCCCGCTTCGCGCGGGCATTGGCCTCGGTATCATTGCAATAGAATTGGTACACCGGATAGGCCATCACGCCCCCCAGGTGATCACGACAGAACTGGCGGTCAAACAAATATTGTACGGACAGCCGATTGCCGTCCTGGTATCCGTCGTTAAACCCCACCAAACCATACCCATTCAATTGGATTTGGTGGGCCTCAAGGGCCGCATCAAGCCACCCCGGTTCAGGGGCGCAGTCGTCATTAAAAAACACCAGGATATTGCCCGTTGCCGCTGCAAGCCCCTGGTTCCAACACGCAATCGCGCCGCGCCGCTCGCCATTAAATAACACGACCAAGCGCGCATCGTGCATGGATATCATCGTGTCTCGGCTTGCCACATCGCAGTCAATAACCACAATTACCTCAATATCAAGGTGGCCTGCCGTTGCCAATATCTGCTGCACACAGCGAGCCAGTCGCGCTGGGCGGTTCATGCTTGGAATTATGATTGAGGTACGCATAGCATATCCTGCTCACCTGCCATCTGGCAGAGATAGCCCCAGCCAGACAATAGTTCGCGAATGGCCTCCGGTTCATAGGCGTGCTGGCGTGTATTCATAGCCTGGTATTCCACCAGCAACACGGGGCGGAAGTGCTTAATGGTCGCTTCGCCCCCTCGCAAAATTGCCAATTCGCTGCCCTCGGTGTCGATTTTCATTACATCAAGCTGTGACAGGGATGCCATATCACAATAATGGTCTAGCGTAGCAGTCTGGACGGTGACCGGATGCCACCGGTCACATCGGTGCGGACGCGCATCTAGCGTTGTAAGCCCCAGTTGCTCACTCTGGTCAGGAACTTGTAGCACCCCCATACCGGTCGTATCGGAGAGGGCCAGCGCGTTCAGCTTGACTACGCCCCGAAGGGCATTAATGGCGCAATTGGCGACCAGGATGTCGTACACATACGGTGCAGGCTCAAACGCATGTACTGTTAGCGTTTTGTGTAGCACAGGGAGCAAGGTATAACTACCGGTATTGGCACCTACATCAAATAATACGGCGGGCGACTTGTTCTTGAGCAACTGCCACACCAGCCGGATAGCATCAGGGTCATACGTTCCCAATACATCACCCTGCTGTTGCCCTTCCCACGACCCACCTACCCGTGCGGTGCGCGGGTCCAGATCAACCGCATGATCGTCGAACAGGATGCCACGCATTAGGCCACCTCAAAATCAAACAGCGGGCGATAGGTACTCTGGAATGCCGTGTTAAACCAATGCCGGTGACGGCCCATAAACTTGGGCTTATTGGCTTCGAAGTACCCCGCCATCTCTTGTACCGTTTGCGTTTTGCGCTTAACACAGTAGTTTTCAATGTCGAGCGGTACGTATAGATTCTGATACCCCTCACGCATAAGTCGCACGCCCAGGTCCGTGCAATCCCAGTCGCGTGGTGCGAACAGATCGTCAAACCCGCCAATCGTGTGCATTACGGGGGTGGGTACCGCTAGCGGACGGTTCACCCCATCCACCGCATAGACCTTGATCGGCAAGTTCGGGTCCAGGATATCGCTGTATGCTGCCGGGCGGAATTCGTCCGGTTTGTTGTCTCGCCAGCACTCGACACGGCGGTATTGGGCGCTGCGGTCAAACTTTAGGCCCGCCAATAGGCCCATCGCGCCTATCGGTTTGCCCACATCGCGCGCCGCTTGCTGCATAGCATCTACCAGCCGCGCATCCCACCGGGTATCCCGAATAAAGTTGTCGTCTTGCAGTACGACAAACACGTCACTGTCTGGCGCGGCGACGTCCAGCGCGCGGTTGTTGGCGCGCAGTTCGTTGATGTCGCCTGTCATCAGCGGCTTGTATGTTACATGCGGAAAGAGCGACATTACACGACCCGCCGCCTCAATTGGATGATCCCGATTTTCCGGGTCGTCAAAGGTACAAATAACCTCATACTGGTGATCCCCGGATAGGTGAAATAGCCAGGAAAACAAGGCTTCGGACCAGCGCCCGCCGGGTCGAAAGACCATAAAAGCCAGGGTGATTTTCATAGGTCTAAAAACTCCTTCACCATCGACCACCGGTGCGCGCCTACCCAGCAGGTTTGCATCAGGCTCACGCCCTGCTGTCGCAGGCGTTCTTTATGCTCTGGATTACGCATCAGGTCTACAACCGCTTCGGCCATTGCGGTGACATCTCCATTGGACACCATGCGCCCCGTAAAGTCGTCAATCAGATATTCGTGGTTGCCCAGCACATCAAAGACAACAGGCACCGCCCCGACGTGCATGGCTTCTTGCGGGCTGCGTGGGCACCCCTCCCCCCACAACGGATGCTTGCCGGGGTTCATGCCCAAAAACAAATCGCAGCGTTGCATGGCATCAAGCACCTGCTGCTCATTGCCAGAAATCTCAATAAAGCGCACAGTCGCCCCGGCTGCTTGAGCAAGGGTTTTTACCCGCTCAACGGTCGCGGCGGTATGCGGGCCTTCGTTCATATAGCCCACCAATCCTGGCTCGCGCACATCGGCATGGGGTCGCCAGTAATCCGGGTCGCTCCATTCCTGAATGTGATAGGGGCCAAACCCAAAGCTCGCCATATACCATGCCTGAATGGTACGACTATGTGTTCCCACGCGGACGATCCGCTTTTGTCCCAGGTATTCAGAAAGTAATCGGTGATGCCGCTTATCCCCGGCGGTATAGG